TTAGGCGGCAGGCCTTCAATCGATTATGTACTGACAATAGATGCTGCTAAAGAACTGGCTATGGTAGAAGGTAACGCCAAAGGCAAGCAAGCCCGCCAATACTTTATTGATTGTGAAAAAAGGCTTACTAAATCTTTATCCCCAGCAGAGCTTATCCTACAACAAGCCCAAATGCTTGTAGATATTGAAAAACAAAATAAAGAAATACTATCAAGGCAAACACTTATTGAAACACGCATAGATAAAGTAGAAGCTAAATCTGTTACGCGCCCTGAGTATTATACTATAGCAGGATATGCTTCTTTAAATAACATAAAATGCCCAATAACTATGGCGGCTACATTAGGTAAAAGAGCCAGTATAATTTGTAAAAAAGAAAATATAGTAGTCGAAGAAACGCACGACCCAAGATTTGGCAAAGTAAACGTCTACCCAGTAGACATATTAAAACAAGTATTTAAGTAATGACACAATATAAGGCTTCCGATAATCACCAATACCACACGACCCTTTTAGCTTTATTAAACAAAAAACCCAATAAAGAAATATATGATTTTTTTATTAGAAGCGCATACAATTACCAAGCAGCACATAATGACCCAGAAGTTATTACCGCAATAAAAACAGCAATAACAGAAGCAAAGCTAATTATAAGCGCACGCAACCATAGAAAAATAAACACAAATGATACCAGTAGAACAACTTAGAATATACAATCACGTACTATACAAAGGAATGCCAACACAAATTATAGGCATAAATCCTCCCTCACCTCAAAAACAAAAACACCTTAGCGATAAATGGCTCGTATCTATATTCCCAGCAGAATCTATTTGGGTAGCAATAGACGATATTGAGCCTATACCTCTGACAGAGGATATGTTAAAAGATAGCTGCGGGTTTATAAATGTAAAAGCAAACTATGGGGCTGTATATGAAAAAGTAAAGGGATTTACAATTTATAGGTTTTGTATTCGTGAAGATTTAGATAATAATAGTTGTGGCGTTATGGGTATTTATTATCCTAAAGATGAAGAAGTCTTAGCTCCTACAAATGACAACCCATACAATAAAATCACTCTTGGAGAATCATTAACCAATTTTTGTTGGGGCGTCAAACACCTCCACCATTTGCAAAATTTATACTACGACCTTGAAAAGGAACAACTAACAGTTAAACTATAATACTAAAAATGAAATCATATAAAGAAGAATACAAAAAAGCACTTGAGGAAATACTATTGCTAAAAAACGATATTCAGATAATAATCTCTAAAAAATCTTCTCAGGAAAAAGAAAATGTAATTTTAAAGTGGGAGCAAGACTTTAAAACTAAAGAATACAAAGCGGCATACGTCTCATACACAATGCTGAAATATGCTTTAAGCAAAGGATATGATTCTATTAATGGATTTTTAGCATCCGCTACAGACACACAACTAGAAGCCTTCAATAAAGACGCTAAAAATGAACTTAGCCTTGCAGAAACTCAAGGGCTTATCTCCGACGGAGAAACGTTAGAAAAATTATTATTTTTAGATAAAGAAGAGTCAATATACTCTGAAATGAAGCCCGCAGGAGATAATACAAACAATGCAAGTAAAAGCTATATTGATATAGATAATACGCTCAAAGATTCTTTAGATAAAAAACACAAACCAATATACGTAGAGTGGACTGATAGCTGCGGCTGCTCTCCACGATGGGAGTTTGAAGAAGAGATTAAACACGAAGTTTTAACGGTTAAAACAATGGGATTCTTAATAAAAGAAAATGACGCTCTCATCTCTGTAGCAAACTCTATAGTCCCAGAAACAGAACTTCAAACAGCACAAATCACTGGAGTAATGACTATACCAAAAATAGCAATTACTAAAAGAATTGACAATCCAACACTATGATTAAAAGAATAATACAACAACTAATACATAACTTAAAAACAAAATGATAAACATTAAAGAAATCGTAGAAGCCCAAACCAACGGGCATCCGCTATCGTATTGGTTTGAAAATCTCAACGCAGCACTTAATAATCTTGCAGATAAAGACATTTGCATACAGCTTATAGATGTGGGAGAAACAGAATATAAATACGTCGCTATTGTAAGTGAAGACTGCCAAAACAACGAGCAGCCTTGTACAAATACAAACTGTAAGAAAAGAATAAGACAGTACCATAAAGACTTTAAAGAAAAAATAAAGACAACAGGAGTTAAAACCACTAGCTCCGATATAACCAAACCCATATCCATAACCCAGTAGCCTACAATATGTAGATAACTCAATGCCAAACAAAAGCATGTCGGCTTAACCGACACCCCCATAAAGCCCCATAAAAAGGGCTTTTTTATTTCTCCCCTATACATACTGTCAAAACAACTAAATAATTGCTTAAAACCACGCTAAAAGCCATTTTACCCATATTCACTCCCTATCCAACCATTGCAGTATTTATATAGTTCAAACATATACCCCCCTTATCCCTTTTTATACCCCCCCAAAAAAAACTTACTCAAAGGACAGAGAGAGACGGAGAGTACTACACTACATATATCACAACGCCCCCATTTTTAAAAACACTCCCCCCCGCCTCAACTTTTTTCGCCAAATAAAACTTCTAATCGGGTTTGCCTTGCCTGTTACCTTAATAAACTACCCTAATCCGTTGCCTTACTTGCCCTTATACCCCTTAAAACGGTTTTATAGCGTGGTTTATACTTTGCGTGGTTTAATCTGTTTAAAATGCCTTTGATTAGTTTAAAAGCGGTTCTATATTTTTAGTGGGGTTTTAGTGGGGTAACTCTTACCCTACAAATACCCTTTAATCCTTATTTGTACCTTATTTGTACCTTGAAAATAAAGCGTTGACTAAAAGCCTTGCTATTACTACAAAGGTTGTGATTAGTTAGATTCTGCGTTGGAAAGTAACCTATTATAAATGTGTGTACAGTTTTCTGTACAGTCTATAGCTGCCAGTTATAAATATGCTCCATTTTGCTAGGGTTAGCCCCTTTTTCAGCTATATTTGCTAAATGTACAATCTTATACTAATTATTGAACAGGAACGCAAAAGGCAGGGTATTAGTCAAAAGGAAATTGCACAAGCTGCTGGCTACACGCAAGCATACTACAGCCAAATAGTTACAGGACTAAGGGACGGAATAACATTGCAAGCCTTTGTTTTAATGGTTGATAGGCTTAATTTGGATGTTAAATTGTGTTTAAAGTGATTGTGTGAGGGAGAGAGATAAGAAATTAAAACCCCTCAATCCCGCTAATAGGCTGTATTTTCAGCGATACTTCACACTTTTGCGGGGGTGTGTCCTGCTGCTAGTATTGTTTTGCTAGTGTTTTACTTGTGTTTGTCCCTTGTTGCAAGGTTGTGTTTGTTTTGGTATTCTCTCTTGTTCTAAGCTATTGTTTCTTAGTTTGTGGGGTGTTAATAGGGTTTGCTGTTGTTGTCCTGTATGTAGTCTTAATACTCTTTGTTGGATGGTTTAATCTATAATGCAAAAAGCCCAACTTTTTAGGGCTGGGCTACATTGTTTATGTTTTGTGCGCTACGCGCGTTTTTTGCTTTCTATTGGTTGCTGGTGTGCTAAGGCTTGCGGCTTTGTTTTCCGTCTATTATGTCAAAAAGTGTCTCAATGATAAAATCAACATCTTCACAACAAGCGCTAGAATTAGTGTCTCTAGTTGTGTCGTTCGCTACCTGTACTAGGCTTACATTCAATATAATAGTGTGCAAAATGTCTATCTCTTGTTGTGTTTCTAGTACAATATTTAATTCAACGGGTTTAAACTCTTTTTGTTGTTCTTTTAGTGTTACTTTCATAATTTATTTATTTGGTTTTTAGTTTTATGCTTTGCTTAATACTTCTGCTGGTGTGGTGTTTAGTGCTGTGCAAATAGCTTGTAGGGTTTTAAAAGATGGTATTTTTTTATTAGCTTCTATATTGCATAGGTGCGGCTTGCTTTACTTCCTTTGCTGGTTCTAATCTCTTTTAATACCTTGCCTATATTCATTTTTGCATGGTTTTACCTGCTACCATAAGGCGAAGGGTTAAGCCTTGTTTGTGTCCTGTTGTAAATGCCTTCGTTGAAGTGTTTTTGTATTCTACGCCAATTAATCGGGTTAAGGTTGTATATCGGGGGTGTTTGTATTGTTTGCCACTTTTGCGTGGTTGTGGCTGGGTGTTCCCCTTCTCTTTTTATTTTAGTAAAGTTTATCATGGGTTTAGTTGCTCTCTTCTATTAAGTTAATAGCATAGTTTATGGCTTCTATTTCCCCGTTACGCTTAAAAGCGTCAAACATATCATTGTCAAGTTGTTCTCCCGCTGCGCGTCTTTTCATAAAGGCTTTTTTATCAGCCTCTAATATGCTCAACTTTTCTTTTAGCTGTTTTAATATCTCTTGTTTGTTCATGTTAATGCAGTATTAGTTTTAGTTAGTATCTTGCCGTATTCTGTTTGCATTATAAAAAAACTACAAAGTAATAAAACTTACAAAACGGTCTGAATCTGAACCTGCAAATGTAACATCGCTATACCCGTTCAAATAGCAATTATATTGCCACTTGCCCTCATTATTATATAACCCTATAGTATTTTCGTCTATTGGTTTTATTTCACCAACTATAAAAGTTTTAACCTCTAATTTATTGGCAGAGTATTCAGGTGAAGTACAAGATATTTTTTCGCCTTTCAAATCCCTTGCTTTTTGCAAAGTTAAATGTTGACCTTTTTCAAAAATGTAACTGGCTCTGATGGTTTTAGTACTCATAATAATTTTGTTTAGTTTGTTATTTGTTAAGAAACTAATTTAATCGCCTGCTTCATTGCTGTCTCCACGTGGCTGTCATTGCACCCGTCAGGGTATAGTTTAAAATCAAATTTTGAGTGGAAAAACTGTGTTGCTTTTTCTCCTTCTTTTAGTTGGTGCTTGCGCTTTAATTTATTATTAACGAGCCACAAACTATTATGCTCCTGCCCTTCTGCATTTTGTTGGTAGCACTCAAAATGCAGAGAATGCAAATTGCTGGTCTCTAAGTCATATACATTTTTTATTTTTTCTAAAAATGATGCCAGTACTTCAAATTGATTTTTAGGGTATTTCATAATAAAAGTTGTTTAGTTTGTTTTTTTTAGAGTAAACCCTTCGTTGTCTAACTCTTTGTATAAATTCCACATTCCAATAGCGTCGCCTTTCTCGGTGGTTTTATATTTACCTTTGCCCCTGCCGTAGTTGTAAGGAATAACAAAGCCTAGTTCTATTAGTTTATTCATACACTTAACAGCTTTACGCCATGAGGCAGGTTTATAAAATTTTGGGCAACAAAACCCTATTCCAACATATTTTTCTAACTCTTTTTGGTTCTCGGTATTCATAATATTAGTTGTTTAGTTTAAATTTTTATTTTGTTATTTTTTGGTGTGTGGTTCTTAGTACCTTGCCATCCATGTTTATTGTACCGTTGTGTACGCCTGCTTTGAATTCTTCTAGGGTATATGTATTTCCTTTTGATTCAGCAAGTTTAATAAAATCGCTATCGCTAAATTTAAGGGTTTTTATTTCGCTAATTGCTACTGTGTAAACGGTTGTTAAGTAAGAGTTCATAATATAAAAGTGTTTTAGTTTGTTATTGTTACACAAAGATACTACTATTTTAGATTAATGCAAGTAATTTTCTAATTATTTTTATTTGGAGGGGTATAGTACCCGTCCTTTTTTGCTTCTCGTTTTAATACTTCGTTAATATACTTATCTCGTTTGCGGGGTAAATTGTTGCTTAATTGCTTCATTAACTCTTTTTCTATATATATAGTATGCTTGCCTCGTTCTGCGCCTTCACGAGGTCGCCCTGCCCCTTCTTGTTTGCCACCTCGTTTGCCTTTTGGTTTTTCGTTATCCATATTTATTTTGTGTTTTGTTTTTGTGTACATACCATGTAAAAGCCCCCTGCACTATTAAACCCTTTTTTCTGATATATTATATATATATCTTCATTGTACTTTGCTTTAGCTTGTTTATACTTTTTTATAGCTTTTTGCAGGTCTCTAAATATACCTACTCCACAACTATCAATATTTATAAAATCGTTTGGAACTTCACCAAGATTAAAAGTTAATACATCCATAATTCTATTTATTTTTTGTGTGCTACGCACGGTTTTAAAATTCGTTAATCTAATGCGTTTTGAGGCTTCATATTTCTTATGTCGTACATTCCCGCTTTTTCTAATTCGCTTTCTAATCTGTCAACTTCTTTATTAAAATTTATGTTCTCCCCCGCTAAACACTTCATGTTAACAACTGACTGTCGCAAGTCCTGTATTGGCTTTGCTTTTATATGAGCTTTAAACCCGTTAATCTCTTCACTAAACCATTTTTGGCTTTTGTTAGCTTTTGTGTATAGCCTTATAGCTTCTTTTTCTAACTGTGTTCTATTCATAATAAAAATTGTTTAGGTTGTTTGTATATTTATACTTGGTAATATGTTTTTTAATGTTTCAACACAAAAAACAGGGTTAATGTCTTTTATCTTTTTATAAGTGTTTTCTTTTCTACCGTCCGCAAACAAGTAGTGGAATTTAAAATGCGTACCCCAAAACTCATAGTCTTTAACCTCAAATTTTAAAGCATTTAGCTTAAACCTTTCTTGCCTGTTAATATTATACTCCTCAATGGTGGCTTTTAACTCTTTGCCAAACCTTATAATTTTAGGTAGCATTTTTTTTATTTCCTTATACTCCTCAACGCTCTTTCCTTCTAATATATTGTTGTTCATTAAAACCGTTTCTAAACAATCAAAACCAATGTTGTATATTTTACCCTCTTCACTTTTTACGGTGGCTATATTAGCTATTAAACGCCCGCAATTATCACAACCGCAACCGCTGCTATTTTCTAACGGAATATATTTCTTGTCAATTAAAAAATATTTTGTTTCAAGGGGTAAGTTTCTTTGTGCTATTGCTTTCATAATAAGTTTATTTTTATTCTGCTACAAATATACATAATATATTTTAGATATTTGCAAGTAATTTTTTTTAGCCTGATTTTCAGCACTTTAAATAATACTTGTAAATATTTTTAGAATATTGCTTGCAATTATAAAAACTTGTTGTATGTTTGTACTGTCAAACGACAACAAATAAACTTTTATTAAATACTTTTATTATGAAAACACTAGACAATTACACTCAATTAAAAGACAACACTAAACATAAAAAAGTGGCTAAAGTGTCTATATGCGGTAATGATTACAATATAATTGCTGTTTTAAAGCAAACAGGGGTAAAATTTCCTAACGCCAAAGAAGACGACAAAACAAAGCATAACAAGTTTTTAGTTACTGTAAATCACGACGATATAAATATATCATTCGATTACTATAGTAGCCACATGGACTATACAAGCGGTAAAAATTACATGGACGATAGCGACTTGACAACTGCATTTTATCACTTCCTTTCTGATGCTCAAGCAGGTAGCGAGTCTTTTAATGACTTTTGCAGCAATTTTGGCTATGATGAGGACAGCAGAACAGCATATAAAATATACGAAGCCTGCGAAGGTGCAACAACCAAAGTTGCTCTATTGAGTTTAGACGTATACGATGCTTTAAACGAATTTCAAGAAAAATACGAAGACTTTATATAGATAACTAACCCAAAGGGGGTGTAAATAGCCCCCTATTAAAATAAAAATATTATGAATACAATTAAATTTTTTGATAACAAATGCGCTATACTACAGGTAAACGGGACTATTCAAGATGTCTTGCCCGGTGATGGTAGAATAAACCAAGACGAATTTTTAAAGCTTTTACTAGCGTTGATACGTGAGAATATCGACTCTGACAAAGAAATATTTTTACCTGAAATAAAAATAGATTTCTTCAACGAAAATGAATGTAAATTCACCATTGACTATAAACAGGACGGAGAAGCAGTAAAAGCAGATATAGTTTTAATACACACTTGGCACGCATTTAAATAATACAGCTATGATAGGTAAATACACACTTGCAGAAATAAAAGCAACTGGTGAAAAAATAATAACCAAAGCAGATGAAATGCTGGAAACAGGAAAGATGACTACCCACAAAGGGAATACATACAACGAATATTACACAGAAGACGGCGGTAAAACCTTCGTTGCAATAAACTGCTATACTAAATACTAAACTAAAAAGATTAATACATGAAAACTAAAAACGACCTTATTGCAGGTATAGCCACTATAGTAGGCATAGCCTGTGCAGCAATTAATCTCATAATACAAATAATAAACTTTTAAAAATATGCCAAATCATATTACAAACAGACTTACTTTCTCGGGGGAGACTGAAAAAGTAAAACAGCTTATTGAAAAATACGGCACTCAAGTACCTAAAAAATTATCAGAAACCTATGATAATATCCCTCTCATTATTTGCGAAAACGAAAAAGGGGAACATTTAGGGTGGTACGACGAAAAAGAAAAAGTATTTACTTTTAAAGATAAATCTACTGTGAAAGGATTGCCTGACGGTATACAGTATAAATACGAAGAAGCATACACTATATTCCCAGACTTTAATAAAATAATCCCAATGCCAGAAACTTTAAACATAGAGTCTGGAAGCATGGGAGATACTGGCTACGAAATAATAACAGGAGATTTTGGATTTCTTGGCGAAGAAGAAATTATGAAAAGGTTTTATAAAATGGCAATAGAAGACAGAATAGAAGCTCTTGAGCTAGGAATAAAATATGCTCATAACAAAAAACTATACGGGCACAAAACATGGTATTCATGGGCTAATGAAAATTGGGGAACAAAATGGAACTCATATTCTCACTCTAAAGTAGAAGACAATGTTTTTGAGTTTCAAACCGCTTGGAGTGATGTGCATGAATTAATTGAAAAGATTAGTATAGAAAATAAAGACGTACATATTTTATACCAATATAGCGATGAAGATATTGGTGCTAATTGCGGAGAAACAGAATACAAAAACGGTGTTTTAGAACAAAAAAACATAGAAAGCTGCTCACTAGAAGCATACGAAATAGCATTTTTGCTACACCCTGAATCAAAAGAAGATTACGAACTGAAAGAAGGGGCATACCAATACATAGACGAATAACTAAACTTAAAACCTACCAGTGTACAGGCTAGCTGGAATTAAAATTATGGCATTAGATATAGCATTTAAAAACGGCAAAACTTATACGTGGAACACTGGAGTAACTGAGGATAAATACAGCCTTAAACAAACTTGGTTTAAAGAAGGCGTAGAAATGGTTATGGCTTACGGTCAAGAAAAAGAGTATATAGAACAAAGGTTTAATAATATACCAACCTATAATAGTGGTGGGTGTATATGGACTGGAGAAGTAGCCACATTTATAGCTTTAAACCTTTCAACTGAAATTTTTATTAATCAATAAACAACTAAACTTAAAACCTCTCTGTGTATAGGGTAACAGATATAAAAATTATGAGTTTTAAATATCCATCAGCTTTTGAAAGCTTAGATCAAAGAAAAGACGAACCAGACAAGGAATTTGTAATGAGGTTGCAAGGTATGGTAGTAGATGCTACTATGTCTAACAAAGGATACGCCTCTTGTTTTGAGGGGCAAAAAAATGAAATAGAAAACCTTAAAAATAGAATACAGTTTTTGAACAAAATAGCTGCTCGGTTAGATGAAGGCAGAAACTATCTAATGAGCGTACGATCAAACGCCATAACAGTTGAGGACGCTTTAGTTTCTCTTGGATATAATAAAAACGGCTTAGAAGCCTAACTGACGAAGTGTAAACAGCGAAAGCATTGTGCATTTTTTGCACTTTGCTCTTAGGATTAAAAACAAAATTAATATTATGGATTTTTCAATAGAAAACATTTTAGGGAAAACCCTATTAAAAATAGAGCGTGCAGGAGAAAAAGACAATAGCGAGGATGCTATTATTTTTCACACAAGCGAGGGAGAAGTTTACAAAATGTATCATTCTCAAGATTGTTGTGAGTGTGTTGGTATTGACGACATAAATGGCGATTTAGCCGACCTTCTAAATGCACCTATTTTACAAGCAGAAGAAAGCTGCTCATATCCAAGCGATGAAGGCAGCTTGCCCAAAGAAGATTATGAGGATTCTTATACTTGGACTTTTTATAAAATTGCTACCGAAAAAGGATTTGTAACTATAAAATGGTACGGCTCATCAAACGGATATTATTCTGAAAGTGTAGATTTTGCCAAATTAATAAACGGAACATTTGAGAGATGGTCTTAATTAAAAACAAATGGAAACTAAACTATACACCGTAGTACTACAGGTACACAAAAAAGAAGGTCAAATAACAACTAATGCTATTACTATAGATATAGCTTCTACAACCGAAACACAAGCAATGCTTGCGGCTGATAAAATAGCAAAAGAACACGGCTTTGTTGTTATAAGTAGATTTGCTAAACCAAATGCCAACGTATAAAATTAAATATACAGCTTTAAATACGCAAAACAAGCCTTCTAAAGACGTTTTACACGTTCGAGAGGATAATGTAGTGCTTGCGTATAGAAAAGCTATTACAAGGCTTAAAAACGATAAATTAAAAGAACCATATACATTTGATATAGAAACTATATGACACCACAAGAACTATTTGCAAAAGAGCAGCCAACCAACCTTAAAAAAATAACAGCCTTAACGGATAAAATTGCCGACAAGCAAGAAAAAATATACTACAACGGTATATTGTGGCAGTTACTGGTTACTAAAGGTACTAAAAAAACTCAAATTAACCAAACTAAATTACTATGAAAGTATTTACAAGACTAAAGAACGCAGAGGCTACCCGTGAGGTAGATGATGCAGCAATTATTTCAGAAGTTGATAGTGTAGCAATATCTATACAGCCTACTAAATTTGTTACGGTTGTTATAGGTGAAATTTCTCACGATATAGCCATAGAAGAGTTTAAAAATATTATTACTTCTTATTCTGCTGAAATGCACGAAAAAGAAAATTAAAGGCTCTCAATTTCATATATAAAAGTTAAAAAGCCACCAGTCGGGATGATAGGTGGCTTTTGTGTTATTAGTTTAACTTTACTTTTTACTGTTTCTGCGCCCCTGTTTACGGGCTTTGTTCTTATTCCTTCGTGCTTTTTTTTGCTTACTATTAAGCGTTGATTTATGCTCTCTTACACGGGGTTTTAACTCGTTTAAAAGCGTGTCGTTTGGATTTGCTAAAGCTATTAATGCCGCTAACATCGCTAAGTTTTTTTTGCCTTTACTCACCTTTTACCTCCTTCTTTTTTAATGTTATTGATACTAACTCACGAGCTGTAACCTGTTTTGCCCCGTTTTTTATAGCTAATTCTCTCTTAGCTTTTGATATGTCAAAGTGCTCTCTGTAAGTATCAAAATCCTGTACCCATTTCCGCTCTACTCCAATTTTATCAACCATATCAAATAATTCATCTTGTGTGTCTGCTATCATGTGGCTCATTAGCATTCTACCGTATGGAGCAAAATAATCATCAATATAAACCCCCATATTTCTATACCTCCCTTAATGTTGTTGCTTTGGTTATTAGTTCATCTCCTTTTTCTACAATTTCTGTAAGTTCCTCTGCTATTTTCACTATCTGCCCGTGAGAAAATACTTTTTGAGGAGGATATTTCCTTTGCCACTCTGATAACTTTATTAAAACCTCAAGCATTTCAGGGGCACATGATATTAGTTGAGCATTAGCCTCTGCATTTGGGCTATACTCTAAATCCAACACGTCATTCTCTGCATAACAATCAACAGTTTGAATGTTGTATTTATAGGCATACTGTACGGGGAACCATGGAGCGGGCGTATGTTTTGTTTTTGCTTCCATAATATTAGCTTATGTTTTCCCCTATAACTTCTGTCCCTTCGGGAAGGGTTTTGGTTGTGGTTTTGTTTAGTGCTGCTATTAAAGCATCTGCAAAATCTACACTACTGATTGCTGTTTGTTCGTAATTAAAGGCGTTTTCTTCTGGATGTGCAGCAAGTAAGCCCTGCATAGCTAAACCTGCATAGTATTGTCGGATTGTTAAGCCTTTTTGAGCACATTTAATTCCCTCTTCTGCTAAATCTCCGTTGTCTTCGCAGGCAAAAGCCCCGTCGTTTGGTTCTGTTTTTATCATAATATTTTAGTTTAGTTCGTATAAAAAAACTTTTAGCTTATTGGTTATCTCTTCTTTGTTAGCCATTATTTTATTGTAATTTCTTCTACTAGGATGGATTAAGCACAAAATATTTTGAGGGAATTTTATTGAATTTATTCCAAACTTAAAACAGTTGTATTTAGCTACATTACCAAGTAGAATAACTTTATTAGCCTCTCCTATTTTTTCTCTAAGAACGTTATAATATCGCTCCCTCATTTCTCCAACTAAAGGCTGTAAATGATTTCCATTTTTTACACCTCTTAATGTGTTGCTCATAGCTTCAAACTCAAACATTTCTTGAGCTTGTTCCTTTGTGATATTTACCCAGCTTAACATATCGTATAAAAGCGTGGTGTCATAAGGGACTTTTTGCGTTTGTAATGGAGGGGCTTGCCCTATAATTAATATTTTCATTTTATAAATGTTGTTTTTGCTGCCTCTCTTATGGTTGGTTTATGCCCTAATATTTTTTCTGTTTTTTTATGTGAGTTCTCCCACATTTTATCTGCCGCTAATTTTGTTAAATGTTTTATAGAAGCGTGTGCTAAGTGTAATACCCCATTAAAACCAACTTTAAAATAGGTTTGTGGTGGCATTTTACATGTAAACGATAACATTGGGTGAGGTGATTGCCTTGTTTTTACATGGCTGTCTTTACCGAAATACTGCACCCAAGAAATCCCTTCACTCAGATTTATTCTTAAGCCTTCGTACATTTCGTTTATGTCCTCAATATAAAATCCATTATCTAATGCCCACAGCCTAACCTTTTCAGCGTTGCTATTAGGGAATAGTATTGACAAAACGAAACAGTCTTTTGGTATTTCTAATCTTTTTGGCTCTATTTGAAACACCCACCCGATTTCATTTGCCCTATTTAAAAGTGCTGTTGCAAACAAGCATCCGATACCGCCGCTTTTTATCCATTCCTTTTGTTCCTGTATTTCTTTCACTTCAATTCGTATTTAACTCGTGTTGTTGGATTAGGGTCGTCCTCGTAATTATACGTTTCTAACCACCATATATGTATATAAGCCATCCACTTAAACCTATACGAGTAGATTTTTTCTTCTACTTCTAAGGTTTCTACATCTTGGTAATATACTGTTAGGTAGTTCATTTTTTTAAACTTTTCACTTGTTTTTGCAATAAAGCAACTGCGGCTGTCCACTCGCCTTTCGTAGCAGCAATTCCATATTGCTTATAGGTTTCTATATAGCCAGGTTGGTGGAGTAGGCTAACGGTAAACAATCCTTTTGTCCATCTGCCTTCTATCTCTGCCAGTTGTCCGCTTTCTTCGATACGGGCAACACAGAAGTTTTTGCCTTCGCGCACTTCGCCTGTGGTTAGTTTTTTGTATATCATAATAAGTTTATTTAATTCTGTTTTTCTCGCTGCTTATAACCCAAAATACTACCCTAAAAATACCTATTATTATAAATAATAACAAGGAATATAGTATAATAGTTAAGGCTTTCATTTCACCTTTTTTATAATTTCTTTGGCTTCAATGTTTAGCCAATTAGTTATCCTAAAAAGAACTACCGTGTTTATACTTTTCTTCTTTAGGTTTTTAATTTCTTGATAAGTGTTATAGCTTACCTTCATTTCCCCTAAACACACAGTTAAATCTTCTCCCTTTGCTTTTTTTATAGCAACCTTGCCTTTTATAAGTTCAGACAGTTTTTGCCAGTCTATATCTTCTCTATTCATTTTTTAAATAGGTTTAGCATCCTCGTAGTGTTTGGTTTTTTCGAGTAATGATTTTACTTTTTGCTGTTGTTTACATACAAGGTTAACGCTTTCATTGGTTTTGCCATTATGCCAAACATTGTCGATTGATGCGTTTAAATGAAATAATTTTCGCCTCAACTCCTTAATATCCTTTTGCATTTGATTGGTGCATTCATTTACAATCTCTTCAACCACCGCATCAACACTACTTTCATCCTGAAAGTAGTTTATTAAATCGTTAAAACTTACACCAAACAACCTGTTTGACGCATTATTCTTTATTTCGTCTAATATTTCTTTGCTCATAATTTATTTTTACTATCTAGCCACATTCCAATAGGAATTAATATTACCCAAAACAACGCCATTACAAGATTGCTAACGCCTTTTTCTTTAGGACTCCCTATAAGTATTATCCCTATTATAAAATACTCAAATAGTGCTATTAATTTCCAAATCATAATTTTTAAATAAAAGGCGGCTGTTACACCGCCTAACTTTAATTAAAGGTTGCTTTGTCCACTCATTGGTAGCTAATCAATAAGCGTAAGGTCGCTCTTATTCACCTTGATTTTAGTTTTGTGGAGCAATCAGGATTCGAACCTGAACTCAAACGGGAGCGACCCGAATATGTTAACCGTTACACCATTGCCCCATTTAAAAACCCTATTCTATTTCCCAACTGAATAGAGTGCATACTATCAATTATCGACTATCTGTTTTATAAATTACCTCATAAGGCTCGAACACCATTTTAGTAAATCCATTATCATAATCAACCTCAAAGTAATGTTTTTCTAAAGCCCCCATTGGTATATGCTCTGTAATTTTAATTACACCATTTTTGCCTACTTTTTCATTTTCAGCAAACGAATTACTCATTGATGTAGACTGCACAAAACTATGAGTTATTTCAGTTATTTGCTTATCAGTTACCATCACTTTAATTATTACTAAATTTAAAACCCGTTATATGCGCGCCTACCGCATTTTAGCATTAAACCCTTTCCTTGCATTAGACTTGGTTCGACTTTTGTTTTTACCATAACGGGTAACTATCAATTGCAATACAAAGATATAAATACTTTTTAATAATACAATAAAAAAGATTATTTTATTAGATAAGTTTTAATGTTTTTTCAAGCTCCTTATATTCCTCACGTAACTTTTCTTTTAAAAGGTATAGCTTTTCCCACCCTTCACTATACCCAAAATCTTCTCGTTGTTTTTTTGTGCCAAAATCATACAGGTAGTGTGCCTTAAAACTTAAAAACTGTATGTTGTCGGGGTTTAACCTAAATAAAGGGGCTGACTTTTTTGACAAAACATGAGCACAATTAGATATACCTAAGTGTTTTATAACTTCTCCAGTAACATAACACTCATGAGGTCGTTCTAAGGCTATCTTTTCAAACACTTCTTTCTCACCTGTAGGGTTGTACTTTTGCTTTATAGCCTTGCGTGGCTTAGGCTTAGTGTTTTTGCTTCTATACTTACCATCGCAGGTTTGACACCTTTTATGCGCCCATATTAACTTCATTTCTTGGCAGTCAATACATATTTTAGGTTTGCGCTGTATCATTTTACTATTGTTTCTATACGTGTTGCAGTACCTCCATAGTGGTAAGCAAAATCTTTTTTAGTATAATGTTGAGCTATTTTTTTAGCTGTAGCTTTTGAAGCAGCATTTATCATTAATATTCGCTTTAAAACCTCTTTTGAAGTTCTTTGCGCTACTGTTTCTGTTTTGTACTCTTTAGTTCCCATTAGTTGTTTTTGCTATTAAATCACCCGTGTATTCTTCTTTCTCTATAACATATTCTTTTAAGCACTCTTTGTTAATACAAGTGGTTCTTTCTCCTTCTAATATGGAGGTGTCCCAATAGTTACTTTCGTTTTCTAAACTAATAAGTAAGGGCTTCCCGCATTCACAGTCAAACTCCCCTATAACGGTGTAGATAATATCTGATTCAACCTTTATTCTTCCCATCTTCTCCTGTCCTATGTATATCCTCTGATAATTCTCCTATCTGTGCTATTAATATATCCATAGCTTCATTCCATAAGTCTATATGAGCTATAGAGCCAAACTGGTCGTAGGTTTCTTTTGCAGAAGTGCTTGTATTAAAAGAACATCTGTAAGCACCATTTATAATAGTGTTTTCGATTTCATATACAGTACCGTCCTCCATTATCTTTGCTATGCAAAAATTGTGGTTAGCCTGTATAACAGGCGTGTACATTGTTTTAATCTCGTATTTCATTTAGTTTTCTCCTTTTCCTTTTGGTATAGTTCTTTAAGTTCACTGTAATTTAAAGGTTTAGTTAAACCATTTTCGTAAGAATAGCACCACTTTTCATTTTGCACCTCTAGGCAATCTTCTGCAATTTTTTGATTTATCCACTCACAAAAAGCCTCATGTTCTTTTTCTAAAATACTTTGGGCTAAGGTTGCGCCTAAGTCTATATGCCTGCTTTTTGACGTGTTATAAGCGGAGCTATTGTTAAGTTTTAAATTTGACAGCCTTGCCTTTTTAAACTCTTCGTTATCTGTTATTTTCATGATTAGTAATTTATTTCGTTATTCCAGCATATAATCTGACCGCTAAACCCTTTAAACTTTTTAGGATTAGGTATAAACCAGTCTGTTAAATCTTTACCGTTTAGCCCGTCGTTTGTCGCCAATGTTTCCCAATCTTCCGAGCCTATACGTAAAAGGGTTTCATCGTTTATCCATACATCGTAAGTCGGGTATATATTTATATCCCAAACCTTCTCTACCTTTATAGGCGGGGCTATTACTATTTGTTTGCTTACGCGTGGTCTGCCACTCCAAACTCGCGGGCTAAAATAATCGCCAGCTTTCCATTTTTTCCCATCTTTTCTGTCTGCCCTTATTGTGTGGTGTTTAGGAAGGAGTTTTATTCCAAACTGGTCTAATAAGCTAAACCCTAAAAGTTTATCAACTTCATAAGCCGAAACTTCATATTTGTGGTTTATGGAGTTTAATATCTTTTCTACAAAGTATGTAGGCTCACCCTTTCGTGGGTGTGTTGAGGGGAAACTTGTTGCAAATGTTAGTACTCTCATTTTACACCTCTCTTGCTTATACACTCAGGTTCTACCTTCTGTTCAGGCTTATCCTTTTCTTGGTAGGTATATACCCCGTTTCTGTCAGTTTTCTTTGCTCCGCAGTTCTCACATTGCATTATTGCCATACGAGGGTTGCTTACTGTTCTTTTATAATTGTGCATAGTTTATTTTTTTAAGGTGAATTTTAAGCCTGTTGTAGAGGTTTTTACAGGTGGGTATAACTCGTGTATATCTCCTGTTTTTTCATCTATCATAACAAACTTTTCTTTCAATGACTTTAAAAAGTTCTGCCTTGCTTCCTTGTCTCTTTTTAGTATAGCCTCTTTTTCTAAATACAAATCTAATTCAGGGTCTCCGCAGTTATCGTAATTATAATTAGTTGCGTTCTCCGACTTTTGTATCTCAAAACCATATTTATTAAAGGCTTCATCACCATAGCTGTCCGCTTCTTCTAAAGCCGCCTTATCTACAATGTCTTTAACCCTTTTAATCATTAACTCCATGTATTTAAGCTGGGCTTTTACCCTTAAAGCTGATACCCCCTCTTTTTTTACCCCCTCCTTTATCTGCTTAATAGCAGTATTTAACTCCCTGTAGTTTTCAGGGAGTATGCTTAGTTCATCTAAAATGTTATTCATAAGTGTTTAATTTTCAGTTAATTTAAAAGGGCAATCCATCCTGCTCATCATCTACGTAAGGAACATCGTCATCAGTTCCCTCAAGGTTTTCGCTCTCTGGATTAATAGCCTTTTGATATTCAGGTGTTTTTTTCATTTTATCCTTAATAAAATCAGGTAGTGTTTCAAACAAAACGTTATCAAAGTTTTCATAATTAAGCTCAAAAGTAGGGTTGATTTGTGATGGAACTTCCATCCCTTTTGGCAGAGTTGTAACAGAAGATATATCCGCATATTTTTTACCGTTTTTACTGGTTTTGTGTATTATGGATAAAAGGCACGGCACTCCTAACAATTTTGTTATATCCACGCTTTTTGCTTCTTCTTCTGTGTAGCTTTTACCTCTCCAGCTTTCCATATATTTTCGGAGGGTGGCTTTTTCATTCATAGATAGGGTAAAGTCTTTGCTTATTACCAAAGGCTGTTCCCCGTTTTCCTCTTTAAACACTTTTAGTTCTGTAGGTAGCTCCCAGCTTATCCTTACTTTGTTTAACTGTTTTTCAGTTCCCATAATGTTTTCATTCATGGTTCCTAAGTGAATCATGCTAAAACATCTTGCAGGGAAAGTTCCTGCTGGTACTGGTTCAAAATTTGTACTTCCTTCGCTTGTTGCTGTAATTGCCATTGTTTTTATTGTTTATGTTGTTAAAAAGGTTCTTTTTCTTCAATTTCTAATTGTTTTACGGTAGGCTGCGCAAAGTACGGGGCGTATTTATACTCTTGCTCAAAATCTCCCATTTCTGTGCTGTATCGTGAAGTATAAGGGTCGTATTTAAAAGAGGTATAACCTACCTTTCCTTCCCAAAAATATTTTACTTTTTGAACATACACATCTAATAGCCCCGTGTCGTAATTCCTGTATAAACTTATTCCATTGTCTGTCTTGTTAAAAAAATTTGCGCTCCCGCTTATGTCATATAAAGTAGCTATATCGTATTTTCCATTTGCGTTTTTCTTCATTTTTGTTGGATGAGCAACTAAAAACGGGTGAACTTTATACTTATAGCTAAACATTTTAATTTTACCTAAAACAAGGGATACATATTCGGTTTCGCTCATTCCATTCGGTCTTTTACTTTCAATATAATTGTACGGGTCTATAATCAACCCGTTTATGCCAAACCGTAAAACCATTTCTTCTGCCTTTGATAAAATGCCGTCTATTGTGCAATCAACCTCCTCTACATTCAAAAAATAATAATGTTCATTACAAAAATACTTTGCCTGCACATATTGGTCTGTTGACATTTTTTTTCTATCTGGATAGTCAACAAAGGGCATCCCTATATAAACCGAAGCTAATTTTGAAACATGTATTTCGGAAGGTAGCCTTTCAGGACTAAACACGCCAAATTTCCATCCCCTCCTGTTAGCTAGCCTAACTGATATTTGGTCGATAAAATCGCTTTTCCCAGAATTTGGGATTCCTGTAATTATGGTTAGTCTCCCAAAGGAAAATTTTATTAGCTCGTCAAAATATACCCAGTCAATCCCGTCTATAGAAGGATAGCCTTCTACAAACAGTGTGTCTAACTCTTTTTCTATGTCAGCTACAGTTAAAACTCCCGCAAGGGGTGGTTGTTCTGCGTTTTTTATACATTCAACAACTTTTTCAGCCCCTAATTTTGTTTTAACATCGTTAAAGTCTTTGCACCCGCTTGGATAGTTTACGTGCCAACATCTATCTACCCCAAATCGCCTAGTTAGTTCGTCTCTTAGTGTTTTCCCAGCTTGGTCGTTGTCAGTGGCTATTATTACTTTTTCTTTATCAATAAAGTATTCTACACAGTTGTCTAAGTACTCAAGTCTTTGACTTCCTTTTGAAGCTCCGTTAGGCACGCTTACTACATTGTGTATTCCGCAGTCGTAAGCTGTTAAACAGTCTATTTCCCCCTCAACTATAATACACTCTTTTGTTTTTTCTATTGCATCAAGGTTATAAAAAATTAACTCAGCCCCTTTTTCAAGTTTAAAGTTTTTTGCTCCGTCCCTATATTTTATATTTACAAGGTTTTTTTTTCGGTAATACTTAAACAATATACAGTCGGTTTCCTTACTTATTTGCGGCATAAACTCCTTTTTAGAGCATATTTCAAATCTTAGCAAGGTGTTTTTACTTATTCCCCTTGTTTGAGTTAAGTATTTTTCTGCTTTTTCTGTTAACCCTGTTTTTACCTCTTGTGGTTTAAAATATTCTTTTGGTTTTGAATCAGGAATTTCTACCCCGAAAGTTTTTGCTAATGAATTGACAGAATCTAAAAAAGTATCGCCCCTTTCCATTAAAAAACTTATAGCGTTGCCCGACCTCCCGCAGCCAAAACATTTGTAAATGCCTTTTGCTTCGCTTACTGTAAAACTCCCGCTTTTTTCTTCATGAAAAGGACAAAGCCCCACCCAATTTATTCCTTTCTTTTTTAAAGGAATATAAGACTCTACCACCGTTTTTATTTTTGCGGCAGATAACAATTCTTCTATTACTGCGTTATCTATCATTACACTACCATCCTTTTTTCTTCGGGTAAATACACGCTTTTTAAATTTTCTGGAATAGGGTATAAGCCGTCCCAATTAGTTTCGGTAGCGCATTTTACAATCGCATCCGCTAATTTTTTATTGTTATTACTCAGTCTTTTTAATCTATCTCTTTGAAAGTCGAGTGATTTTTGGTTTTTAACTGTAAGTTTTCCTCCCCTCCCTTTTCGGTAGTCAACCCAAATTTTTAAAGCATCTACCAATTCAGGTTCATAATTACTAAAATCCAAAAGAGTAGAAACTCTCTTATCTTTCTTTATCGAAGTTGAAGATGAAGATGAAGATGAAGGGGTTGTGTTTTGCTTGTCGGTTTGCTCGTGTGTTTGGTTTATTTTTTGGTTATCCAAATTTTTAGTCAAATTAGGATTCCCACCCTTTGAGCCAGCCGCTATTCTTACATTTCTTATATATTCATCCCTTACCATTCTTCTATTAAATACTACTCCATCTGAAACAGAAAAAACTCCGAAATTTTCCATTTTTTCTTTTGATTTTTTGTATTTTTTTTCAGAAATTCCTATTAATCTTGCCACCATTTCATCAGTCATTGGTTTTCCGTTTATTACTAATTTCCCCCTCTGCTCACTTTCGTGCATAATGCAAATCATTTCAAACCATATAGCTCTATCTTCAAGGCTAAGGCTCTGAACGCCAATATCTTTTCTCCAGTCGGCAGGATAAAATTGAAGTGCAGGTAGTTTACCCATTTATTTCTTTAGGAGTAGAAGATATTATTATCCAAACCGTTCCAATTCTTTTGTGGGAAATGTAGTCTGGCTGGCGATTAAGATTTCCCCCGTCTTTCCATGCGTAAACAGTTTGGACGTGTACCTTTTTAAGGGTAGCATATTCGCTTATAGTGTACTCATAGGTTTTATCTAATTCCATTGTTCAAATATAATATATTATAATGTAAATTTAAAAAGTTTTTTGTCGATTTCACTTGTTAGCCCTCCATAGCTTTAATGGTATCTCTATTGTTTTAGTCATTTAGTTATTTCTTTCTCTTTAAACTTTTGAAATGTTATCTCTTCATAAAAACTTGTTCGATATGTTTCGGGTGTTATTTTAGTTAATACTTTATTTGGGTAAATGTGAAAATACTGGCTATTATCTATATCAATAGGTTTTCTAAACCACGTTGTAAAGCCATTATTAAAACAATATTCTTGAAATTCCTTACTAGATTCTGCTGTGTCAAACTTTATTTTATAATGCGGCAATTCATTCATCTTTCTCTCCTTTCTTAATGTACTCACAGGCTTTTATTATAGATGTGTTGTAGGCTTGATGACGTGTTTTTTCTTCACCTTCTAATTGTGTAAACATATCAAATTTATCTTCTATCAACTCATCTACGCTCCAATGATAATACCCTTCCATTGCAGCAGTATAGGTTAACACATGCACAACCACATCTATCCCGTGCTCTATCCATAGATAAGCAATAGCATCTAAGAAAGTGGGGGCGGCTATACAGTTTGGAACGGAGTTCATATAAATATCTTTTTGCCAAACTTCAAAGAGACTCTCGCTGTAATGTACAGCGATGCTTTTTTCCTTATACCCCAATCCCCTCAAAGCTAAACTAGCGTCGTGGTTGCAAAAGTTTCTTTTTTGGTATTCGTTCATAATTTTATAGTTTTTATGTGATGTTTATGTGATTAAGTAGTCCGCTATCCTTTCTAAACCATTGTCTAACAAGGCTTCTATTATGTGATGGTAATGTGATTTTCATTTCAAAAAAATATCTATTATTCAATTCATATACTGGTGTTCCTGCTTCTATTGGTTCAAAACCGTTATATCCGTATTTTCGGTTTAAATATCCAACTAGCTTTGGTTTTTCTTCATCTTCTATCATTATTTAATAGCTTCTAAATACCTTTGGTTGATGGTTTTAATTTCACCAGAATAAGCCTCTAAAAAATCTAAAAGCATTTCACCTCTTGCTTGTGCTTCGTAGTCATAGCTTCTAATCTGTTCCCCTGCATCTCTGTAAGACCACATTTGCATATACGAAATATAATTAGGCGTACCCCTTTGTAGCATCAACCCTAATTCACCTACTGAAAAGGCTGAGGCTATAAACTTGTAGTTTCTGTACGCTCTCTGTTCTTCTTCTTGCCAGTTCTTATGGTAAAAAGAATGAAGTGATGGGGTTTGTTCATTACCCATTTTTTCGTAAGTAAACCAAGCATTCTCACTCTCTTGAACTATACCTAGTTCCTTTAGCTTTTTACTCTGTTCTAGTGTTGTGTAAAATATTGGGTTCATATTATTTAGAGCTTTTATTTGTTATCAAGTTTTGGAGATGGTAAAGCCCTTGTTTTTTTTGTTTCCATAATTTGTATAGCTTATTCCATGTTGTTTTATAGCTTTATTAAGGTGTTGGTGTAACTGAGCAATAACATCATCGCACTCAAATGTTTCCCCTTTGCCGTTGACACGCCAAAAACCATCATCTGCAAGTTTATAGTCTTTATAATCAATAAAGTCGACATATTCTTTTGCAAACTCATTGCCGTATATAATAGCGATTTCGTTTCGCTGGGATTCGGATAACCTTGCATTTTCAGGCAAGCTGTTGTTTTTTCTAAAATCTTTTTTGATTTGTTCTAATAGTAAATTCATAATTAAGTTTTATACGTGTTTTCTTTAATAGTAAAGGGGTTAGTTAAGGGTTAGTCGCTTACGTTTGATAGATAAAAAGCTACTAATCCTATTACTGCAAACACCCTAGCATACCAATCCCACTCAAAAGGGTTAAATGAAGCACCCAGTAAAGCGCACATTGCATAAAGGAATAATAGTTTTAGTATTAACATGAATATTTTTCTCATAATCCTATTCTTAATCTGTGTAATTGTTGTTTTCTAACCATTCCTCAGCTAGCTCTGTCTTGTCTCTATTGTCGCTAAACCTTCCTGATATATATACTTTTTCATTATCAAAGTGTACCGCTTCTACCTTGTTAAAAGCGTGTTCATCAAAGTATAATGTTACTACGTTGTTGTTTAGCTGTATGTCGTCCGCCCCCTCGCTTAAATAATTAGCTAGTTCTACCTTCTGCTCTTCTGTTAGCCCCCTAAAATCTGTCATAATTTATTTAGTTGTTTTTAAAAAGTTTGTCGTACTCTAATTGTTTTTCAAATTCTAATACCATAGCTGTTAGCTTGTCTTCCCTTTTACACAAAAGGGCTTTTAATGCTCTGCACCCTGAACTTATGTTGGTATATCTTGTTTCTACCGCCTCCTTTTCCCTGCTCCCTACAGGGAACTTTTCCATATCCGTTTTTATTTGCTCTTTCTTTTGTTTTTTGAGCATCATTTTTTCTCTAATGTGCTTGCAATCAGCACTTAATATTAAAATATTATAAGGGTACTCCATTATCTAAACTTTTTATAGCCATTACAAGTTCTTTAATATCATTAAGTTTTGATACTGTTGGTACTACTCTTATGACCCTCCATCCTAATGCTGTGGCATTGTTGTACTTTTCTATATCCCTTAATATGCCAGTTACGCTGCTATGCGCCCCACTCCCTTTTTGCCCATTTCCTTTGCTAAATATTCCTCCCTCAATCTCAATAGCTATTTTGTTTTCTATATTAGCCATATCAAATCTCCACCTTCTCTTTGGGTGGAACCTGTGTTCAAAAACCCATTGTATATCTTTTATTTCACTTTCTAAGTACCACTTCGCTGTTTTAGCATCTATTTTGGTTATTCCCATTGTTTGTGTATCTTTGCTGTATCTACAAATGACCGTTGGGAAACGTCTCCTTTTGTATTCATAATAAAAGTTTAGCCTCTTGTTTAACCGCAGGAGGTTTTTTATTTTAGAAGTTCTGGGTTGATGTTAATATTGCCAATAATTTCAATTTCTTTTGCCGCTCTTAAAGCAAGATACGTCTCTCTATCTGGTAGCCCAATTTGTTTTACGGCAAAACAACCTTTGTTAAATACAACCACAAACTTTGCGGCGGAGTTTTTTACAGCATCCCCTTCAAAAACATCTTTACCGTTTTTATCTTGTATGCCAGTTGCTCTTATTGCTTTTATATTTGAGTAATGACCCTTTAATATTCTGTCTAAATACTCTCCAATAGAACAAGAAAAAACATCTTCATTATTATTCATGCACTCAGATATTCCTGCAGCTGTTAACGGGTATCTTTTAGCGTACTTCGTGCCAAAATCCTCTATAAAATCAATTTTAATTTCGCTCATTTCTTGTTCTCCTTTTCTTTAAAGTATAGTTGGTAGAGTTCAGGGTATTCCTTATCTATAAAACAAAAAGTCATTTCATCAGGTGAATTTGCTTTTTTATCTAACCATTCTTGAAAAGCAAACATATCATTTAGAGATATGTAGTTTTTTAACTCCTCCTCAAACTGTTTGGTTAGGATTTCTTCAGCTTTTTCTGCACCGTCAATACAGCCCTCAACATGACCAAATAAAACTTTTTTATCCTCTTTTGCTTTTGCTCTATCTTTAATAAAGGCTTTAAACTCTGGGTTTTCTAATATGCTCATGGTTTATTGGTTTAATTTTAAGAGCGTTGTTTGGTTAATCATTTTCACCTTCGTTTTCTTCTTCGCTTTTTTTGTCTAAATATTCTTTTGCTAATATATTTTCTTCTTTGCTATAAAGAATATTTAATTGCTCATCAATATATTTAATACAAAGTTTTCGAGCCTCTTCTTTAGTTATTTTAGCTATTTCGCTTGTAACATATTTTCTGGAACAGCTTAACCGCTTTAGCCTAAAATCTTTGCTTTCATCTTTTATGTCAATACTAAACCCATAAACTGGAACAAACCTCTCTAATTCCTCTTCACTAATCGAGTTTGGTAGGGGCACTCCTATTATTAGAGACTTCCCGTTATAATCTTCATGTAACCCCGTATCCCATTCAAATTTTACTATATCCATAATATTATATTTTAAAAAATTTTAATACCTTAAATAAAATGTGTAACAATACATACAACAGCAGCCCCCAGCTTACAAGCCTCATATTGTAGTAAAACTCTCTCCATACCGATACTGGCTCTGTTGATGTTGTTTCGGTTATTCGTATTAAACTGTCTACCGTGCTTTTATACTCCTTCCTTAGCCTGTTTATTTGCTCAGGACACTTGCTAACTACATTTATACCTGTATCTGTTACGTTTACTTCTGTAGTAGCTTCTCCACTACCTGTTTTGTAAGTTCCTTTTTTTAACTTGCCTGCGCTGTCGCAAGGGTTGGTTATGTATATGGTATTCTTAACAGGTTTTACAATAGTAATGCTGTCTGTTGTAAATACGCTGTCTGTTTTTACAATAATAACCGTATCGGATTGCTTTGTCGGCACAGGGCAAAACTGTGCACACTTCTTTTTTGTGTAACACCCTGTTAGGAATATGGCTAAGATTAATATTATTGGTTTCATTGGTTCATTTTGTCTTTTATATCTTTAAGTAAAAGAGCTATGTAAAAAAGTATAGGCGCTATTGATGCGCCAACAAAATAAACCGTATCTTGTGATTCGCTTACATCTTGTACGTATATCATTCCAAAAACAAGGTTACAAATCGAAAAAAGCACTGTAAATCTTTTTAAAAATCCTGTCATTTTTTATTTTTTTTGACGCTCCTTTAATTCTTCTATTGCTTTTTTATAAGCATCAGGCATTTTAATATCAGCTATATAAGTGTGCTCTAAGCCTGTTATGGCTTCTAAGTCTTTTATATACTTTAGAGCCGTTTTTAAACCCTTTATATAGTAATGTATTCCCGATGATTCTAACCATTTGTATTTGTCGCCACTATTATTAATTATAAGCCGTTTCTTTTCTGCCGCTTTTATTTCTTCCTTTATTTTTGCCTTTAGCACAAGTGCGTGGATTAGCGGTTCGACCTGCTCTTTAGTTTTGTTTTCCATTAGGTTAGTTTTTAGGCGGTGTTATTCCCATCCAATGTGTAATCACATAGTTTTTAGCACTTCCCAGTTGCCAATATTTATTTGTTATTGGTTCTTTGTATGAAAACTTGCTTTTTTGAGTGTTTTGGTTATCAAGCCAAGCCTCGCTCCAATCAAACTCAGAATCACCATCAAATTTTACCCAAACCAAAACCTCTTCATGCATTTTTGGTAATTTAGTTTTTACATCTATCCATTCCATAATATTAGTTTGTTAATGTTTCTTTTATCAAGTCGTACTTTTTTGCTTTTGCGTATACTTGCACTATTTCTAAGTTCTCTCCGTCAAACGTGCCTATTTGATAAGAATCCCAAATCTTGTCTTTATTAATTTGAACTTGTAATACGTTCTTCGCTGAGTGAGTATCTAAAAACTCAAGTATTGCATTAGCATCTGTCCCCTCGTATAGCAATTTCCAATTTTGTCCTGAATAAGCAGTTGAAAGTTTCCAGTCTTTACTATTTTTTGGTTTTGATAATATTCTGTACTCCATAATATTAGTTTTTATGCTTAATATTTCCGCTCATGGTTTGTATGTTCCCGTTTACGTTATAACAGTCCACGTCTCCACTCATAGTGCTAATAGAGCCCGTTACATTACCTTCTACGTTAATATCTCCTGATGTTGTAGAAATAGAGCCTGCTCCTCCTTTTACAGAAATGGTTTCTACGCAATCCGCTTCTATTTTACTACAATGTCCTGATACCTCTATATTTATAGTGGTACTTTCTGGTGTAACGTCTTTCCCGTTTATAAAAACCTTATTGTTTTTTATAGTTAAGCTTCCGCCAGATAAGTTTCCTTCTATTGTAATTCCGTTTATTTTTATCATAATATTAGTTTTTAGGTTGTTTCGCTCATTAAGTTGCTTACACCAATTTTTTCTTGCGCCTCTCTAAGGTGTGCTGCGGCTTCATAACACTTCAATTTAGCTGCTTTGATTTTAAGCTTTTCTAAATCGTCAAAATCATTACTCGACCACTTATCTCCTAAATATCTTTTGTAATCTTCTTCGTCTACATAAAGAGTGTATTTTGGGTGTTCTGTTAAATACGCTAATAGTGTTTGCCTTGCTTCATCTGAAACTATAAGAGTGTCCCAATGGTAATAAAATCCTTTAGCCTTAAATATATACTTTAAAGATACCCATATCCTTTGAAAAAGGTTTTTACTAGTATTTAGTAACGGGGTAAATGTCAACTCGTGGTTCTTTCCGTCTTCTACCACTTGTAATAGCACTTGATGCTTAGGGTCTCCACAATAGCAGATTATTATATCTTCTTTGTACATAATTTAGTTTTTAATCATTAATCTTTTCTATGCTTTTCAAATTACCTTCTATAAAATTAGCATTAAACTCTATCCACCCTAATTTACCGCCTGTATAAAAATTAATACAGCCCGTATAGTCTTGCTTAACTCTCCTTTCTCCTACCCTTTTTAAAGAACCTATAATCCCAAGTATTCCTTTATCGTTAGGGTGTGGTCTATCTTTTTCTGGCACAACCTCATATTCCCACTCATTCACCTCTAAGTCTCCGTTCTCGGTAATAAATATTTCTGTCATTACACAGTCCCAATCCTTTGTTTGAAAGTCGGGATTTTTACCAAGTAGCTTTTTTTCTTTATCAGAAAGGGGCAACTTATCTGTATCAATATATAATGTATCAAACATTCCCATAATATTAGTTTGTTTTTTGTTTGCTGTTAGGTTTCATTTTTATAGAATCATCAACCACCACAAACCTTACACCGTCTATATAAACGCCTTCTAAAGGGTGTTTGTCGTTGTTTAAACAATCATACACCCATCGCATAGATATTCTGTTGTCGTGAGCGTAGTTCGATACCGTTTTTAGTTTTTCTGTATCTAAAATCATATTATTTTAATTTATTTTCAAGTTCAACTAAACTATACTTTTCAAATGCTGTTTGTAGTAGTTCTATTTTTATTTGCCCCTCTACGCTTTGACACTCAATATTAAATAATACAGAAATGGGCTGTACTCCAGAAACCGATTCTACAAGTTTCTGTTTTAACTCTTCATTAAGAGGAAAATGGCTTTTGTTTTCATACCTATTAATAACGTATTTCACCACTTCTTCATCGCTAAACTCATCCAAATCTATATTTATATTCATAATGTTTTAATTTTAAACACTTCAAAGGTATGAATAAAAAACTAAAAACAAAATTTATTTTTCACTTGCTTTTATAAATTCTTGTTTTATCTTTGTTGCCATGAAGATAACAACTCTATATAGTCTTTATTTAAGTTTGTCGTTACGGCACGCTAAGGGACTATATTGAGTAAATTATAATATTTATACAAAGCCCCTTGAGAAATCTTGGGGCTTTTTTTATGCCTTGTTGGCGGAATTGGTATACGCGTTTGTCTTAGGAACAAAAATTTTATAGGTTCGAATCCTATACAAGGTACAATTGCTCGGGTGGTGAAAAGGTAAACACGACAGACTTAAAATCTGTATGCTGCGGGTTCGAATCCCGCTCCGAGTACAATGGAAGGAAGGCAAATGTTGGTTTGTTGCGCTACTCTGCTAAAGTAGTCCGTGTAAAAGCGGCAAGAGTTCAATTCTCTTTTCTTCCGCAACGGAGAGTTAGCATTAACGGTAATGCCCCCGTCTTGAAAACGGAGTGCAGGTAACACTGGTGAGGGTTCGAATCCTTCACTCTCCGCAAATGAGGTTACGGCAACGATGGTGGAGTTGCGCCAGTCTGTAAAACTGGTACTTTGATACACAATTGGTTCGAATCCAATTAGCCTCACAAAAACTTTTTCTTGCATCTTAAATTTATTTACCGTTATCTTTGCTATACCAAAACAAAGAGAAATGAGAATATTTCGCACAACATGTATTATCTTTGAAGTAAATCTTCGAAATTATATAGCGCCTTCTGCTCTTTGTTTTGGTATACATAGTGAGGGCGCTTCTTTTTTTAAGTTCCCTTTCTTAGTATTTCATAATATAGTTTAGTTACCCTTTCTAACTTCGGTTAGAGAGGGTTTTTTGTTTAACAGCATAATGGCGGTTCTATATGGGCTGTACCGCCTCAATGCCCTATTGGAATAGTTAGGGATGATAAAAATAGCCACTCACATTGACCTTATATAACTAAGGGCACGTATAAAATCTTGCTTCGTTTGACCCCTTCGAGCAAGTCCTGACAAAAAACAATAACGTGTGTTATATATGACCTAAAAACCTCACGAGAGGCACAGGAAGGAAGTGTCAATGCTTGGGTAAACAGTGTTCCGAGACCCTTTTTTAATATTTCTCTTATACTTAGAGTGTATTAATTAGTAAGGTCAGGATAAAGGGGAAGAAATGTAAAAACCATAATGAAAAAGAACGAAACAACAGATTATAGAAAACAATAAAACAATAAAAACCATGAAAGAAACACAATTTAAAGACTGGCATTTGTATATGGGCTGTAAGGTTCAAGTTGAAAGTATAAGCACGGACACAAGCAAACCTTTGATTTACATAAGAACACTTAATCCTACATGGTTTTTACAATACAGTCGAAAAAATTTTAAAGGTGTTAAGCCTATTCTTCGCCCCTTATCATCTATAACAGATGAGGAGTTGATAGAGTTTATAAAACTAACTAGAGGAATTTCTGGTTTAGTTAGTAATGTACGTTTATGGAAACAGAAGTACGGACCTAGAGACAATCCAAAATATGACCTAGTTGTAAATTATGATTATTATAATGGCAAAGACCGCACTCTATATTTAGATGTTTTTGCACCTAAAATAATGATTCATTTATTAAGTCAACATTTCGACCTATTCAACCTCATCTCCACCAACCAAGCTATAGATGCTACTACATTACCAACTAATCCATATAAACCAATATTATGAATAAACTAAAAACAATACAGCACTTATCCGCTAAGGACTTACAAAACTACAGGAACGACCTTAATCTGTCTCTAAAAGACGTTTCAGAAGCTACTGGCTTAACAGAAAAACAAATTGGGGATATAGAAAGAGGTAGAACTAAAAACCCCTCTTTCGAGAAGATTTGTACGCTAAACAACTACTACTGTAATAAAAAAGGAGTAAGCGAACCTTATTTTGTAGTTTCTCTTTTAATGAGGTGTAGAAAAGTTAATCATGGTTTTCTACAAAACACTTATGAAGACATTTTTTCTTTATGGGTATGGAGTGGACATGCTTATGATAAAGATGCTGCTTTGGGGAAAGCATATACTTGGAGTTCTAACCATAAAAACGGTAAAGAAGCAAAAATCGTTAGTAAAATAATTAAACAAATAGATTAAGCTATGAGTAAGGATTACACAGGAGTACCACACACCTGCGGAGACATAGATTCTATAATAGAAGTTATAGAAAAACAGGTAGAAGAAATTAACTCAGTTATTAAAGATGATTTGGGTGGCGAAAACTACTTTTTAGAGCTTGTTATTAAAGAGCTTTTACATATAACAACTGAAAACAGATATGCAAAGCGAATGACCTTAGAAAAGTTGCGAGACGCAAATGTTAGCCTAAGAGATTTTGGCAATGAAACCTATGAACAATTAAGAGAAGCGCAAGACACTATATCAAACCTTGAAAACGATATAGCTCATTTAGAAGACGAGATTAAAGAACTTAAAAAAGAAGTAGAAGAATTACAATAACAACAATAATATTATGAGTAAAGAATTATTAGAAAAAATTAAGGACGACATTGCTACTGAATGGGGATTTGACAGTTGGGAAGATGCTCAAAAAAACGATTCAAGATGTAGAATAACATCTAAAAAAGCTATGGTAGAATTTTTATTAGATAGAGATAAAATCTACAATGAAATATCAGAACGCTACGCAGAAGCTGTTTTAAACAACACAACTCAATTAGGAGTTGATGGAATAATACACAACCAAAATACTGTTATTTCTAAATTGAACACACAGACAGAGCAAATGCAAAAGGATATAATAGAGTTGAGAAGCCGTCTATTAACTATAGATAGTGGCAATGCAGACCAAGATATTGAGTACGTGTTTTTAGACAACAAAACAATTACTGATATTTTAAACCAAACTAAACACTACGAGGAGTAATATTATGACATTACTCTTCCTAACAGGCTTCTTACAAGTATTTTTTGTAGGTGTAAGCACATGGGCTTTTGCTAATAAAAAAGTTTTGATAATATTTATATCGGGATTTATTATTAGTTGGCTTTGGGCTGGCAATGTAAAAGAAATAAGCATAGGTACAGAATACGATAAAATCGTTTATGCCTTTGGTGCTGCATCAGGTGCTACTACTGCTTTTTTTAGTATGGAGTTCTTAAAAAAGAAAAAGATAATATAATGAATAACATAAACCTACACTTGGGCGACTGTATGGAGGCTATGGCAAAAATGCCCGATAATGCCTTTGATTTGGCTATTGTTGACCCGCCATATGGGATAAACATTAATCACAATATAGGCAGGAGAAAAGGCGATGCGCATAGCGGACACAAAAAAGTTAATTGGGATAGCAAACCTCCAACACCTGAATTTTTTACAGAACTATTTAGGGTTTCTAAAAATCAAATTATTTGGGGAGGAAACTATTTTAATTTACCACCTACAAAGTGTTTGCTTGTTTGGGACAAACTTTTTTCTGAAAATGTAAGTTTTTCAATGTACGAATTTGCGTGGACTTCTTTTGATACCGTACCAAAAGGGTTTTTATACAGCCCTAATAGTTCAAAAAACAAAATCCACCCAACTCAAAAGCCCGTTGCCTTATACAAATGGCTTTTAAAAAACTACGCTAAAGAGGGCGATAAGATATTAGATACACATTTCGGAAGCCTTTCAATAGGAATAGCTTGTGCAGATTACGGCTTTGACTTAGATGCTTACGAATTAGATAGTGATTATTTTGATGCGGCTGTTAATAGAATTGAAAACCACCTGTTACAGCAAGATATGTTTCAAAAAACTAACCTTACAATAAATAGATAATATAATTATGAAGTCTAAAAAAGTAACAAGGTATATCGCTGATTGCGGGAAAGGGTATTGGGATAAAAAAAGTTGCTTAAACCACGAAAAAAACTGCAAGTGCTGGACTAATCCAAAATACAGAACTTGTAAAACCTGTAAACACGGCAAACAATCTATTAACACTAACGGCATGGAGAGCGAGACGCAATTTTTACAAACATGGAAGGAATGGTATTGTACCAATCCAAACTTTAATTATGATAAGCACTTCACCCCAGCACATGAAAAAGCAAGTGATTTATGTATAAATTGCCCTGTGTGGACTTCTAAAAACAACCTATTGTAATGCCTGAAAAACTAATATACGCCTTTACAGGCACAGTAAAAGAAGGTAAACTAACCCTCGACAAAAGAGATAAGTTCCTAAAACACCTTACAGAGTTTGAAGGGCAGAATATTGAACTAACACTTAGAAAAGCAGTTAAAAGACGTACCTCACCACAACTTAGGTATTACTTCGTGTGTGTTGGTTTTGTAAAAAAAGCCCTTAATGATATGGGTAATGAGTTTTCGCAAGAGCAGGTACACCAATTCTTAAAATCACAATTCTTATTCAAAGAAGTAATTAATGAAGATACAGCAGAAATATATAAAATCCCCCTTAGTATGTCTAACAAAGGAGAAGTTAGTACAGATATTATGAGTGAGTATATTGACAAGATACACCGATGGGCAGCAGAGGAATTAGGTGTTGTTATCCCAGATGCTGATGCTGATTATTCTATTGACGAAAGATATTATGTAGATTAAACACTTGTATTATTAAAGATAAGCTGTATCTTTGAATCATGAATATTGAAATAGGGTATTTAAAAGGAGAAACATGTAATAGAGGCGGATGTATTGGTATTATAGATGAATACGAAAAAGAAGGCTCTTGTAGCTGCCATATTAACCCTCCTTGCAGCTATTGTGTAAATAGTTCTGAATATTGCCCCGCTTGCGAATGGGACGGTAGAGAGGAGCAAATAGAAAAAGAAAACGAACGTGCTGAAGTAAAATACACACCTATCAAGATAAAAACTTATCAAGACTTAGATAATACTAAGATTGATTATATAGTGAGTGGTCACACATCTTTTACTCAAATATGTGAAGGTGTATATCCCGAAGGGATTACTAAAGAGGATGTTTTTGAAAAGGTTAAAGGAACTTTTGGCGGAAGGTTTGATAGGTTTTCGGGAGGTCATTTTAAATTTATTGCATACACTGATTAACTTAAATATATATTTATGATAGAGTTTGATAAGGATAAGTTTTCAATAGCTATAGAATTAAAGTCTGAGGGTAGGGGAGTTAGAGAGGTCGCTAAGTTAATAGGTATTGGCAGTATGACTGTTAATAGAGCTATAAACAAAAAAACTGTTGATATGAAAACCTTTACTAAGATAGTAACATGGTTAGAAATGAAGCCAGAAACATTTTTTAAGAAAACTTAAATACTATTAATAGTATGATACACGAGTTAAAAACAATACCACCTTATTTTAAGGATGTTCAATTAGGTGATAAAACCTTTGAAGTTAGAAAAAACGATAGGGATTTTAAAGTTGGAGACGCGCTCTTGTTACAAGAGTTTTTACCCAACACAAACGAATATACAGGGCAGCGAATAACTTTAGATGTATCTTATGTTCTTACAGGTGAAGAATGGGGAATAAAAGAGGGGTATTGTGTTTTGGGATTTGTAAAATTAAACTAAAAGTATAGATAATGAAAAATAGATATACTATGGTGATTGACCCGTATAAAGAAGATAATACAGAGTATTTAGCTGTTGACAACAAAACAAATGAGGTAATACACTCAAAAACACTTAAAACAAAAGAGGGGTTTGAAAAAGATTTTTTTGATATAGTAGAACACTACAAAAAAGGGAGTATAATAATTTTTAAAGAAAAAATGACACTGGAAAACTTACAAAAACAAGAAGGACAACAATTTAGTGAGCATCTTGAAGATATATTATCTAATTACGATGCAGCGCACTTAATAGGTGTAGGAACTGGAGATATTTTAGATGAAGTAAACACTCTTCACGAAAGAGGGTTAAAAGAGTTAATAATAGCCTACGCTGAACAAAAGTGTAAAGAGCAAAGGGAGATATGCGCTAAAGAAATGGAAAGCAATACCCCTGTTGATTTTGAGGGATACCCCATTGGTTCTGCCCCTACAGGTAGTATTTTAAACGCTCCACTACCTAAATTTGATTAATGACAAGCAACATAAACACTCCAGTTGTCCCATGCTTTGTCCGTAAGGACGTTATAAGCAATGAGCAAGGGTATTTACCCTGTGAGATATTTGCGGCTAAAATAGCCCTTAATAACGCCTTAACCTTTCACATTATGCTTGAAAGCGGTGTTATATACAATAACCTGCCAATATCATCTTTTGTATGGAATGAGAATGCAGAGGACTTTAAAAGCGATGAGTTAGAAACTATACAGCAAAACTTGTCATGGTGGGATAGTCAGGGCTCCTCTGCTGAGTGTATAGTATATTGGTATCTACATAACTGCGAAGCTGTATTTACCTCAAGGAATAAAAGCAAGTATAGGGGCAAGTATCTATTTACTATAGAAGAAGTTTATAATAGTACATATCCTTTTGGTTATGCTAATGATAAGAGCGTTAAAGGACATCACGTATTGCAATTAGAAAACGGTTACTTTGCTATAAGCCCTAATACATTTTTACGTTGGGATAGTGGTGATAACTTTGTAGACTGGAATGTTGATATACCCAAATTAAAAACTAATCATATTAATGTTAGTAGTGAACTTAAAAACAATTGATTATGAAATTCAAACTTATTTCAAGCCACACTCTAAGAGAATATAAGATGTGGCAACGCATAAAGTACCTGAGAAATAGAAATTCAGAACTTGAAGAGAAACTTAAAAAAGTTACTGAGGAAAGAGACAAATATAGAACAGCTTTTATGCACTTATAAATAATCGTTTGTAAAGAAATTTACAGCACTATAAGAATAAGGCTATTCCTGCGCTTTAAGAACCGCTACCTGTAACTTTTCAAGTTCTTTTACGTCTTTCTCCCAAGATTTCCTTAATAGAGTTGCTAATTTTCTTAACTCTTTTGCCGCTAAGTCTTTTTCTTCATCAGTCTTAATTTTATAATACTTCTTTTCAGCGTCTTTCAAAGCAAAGAAATCTGACCTTAACCTTGCGTGTAAAACAGCTAAATCCCTACTTGTAGTTAATCTATAAGGTAGTTTTTGTGTTATACCATAACTTTCGGCAGCATTCTCTACCCATTTAACATCTAAGTTTTGAGATACCGCATCGTTTCTTAAAAAACCAGTAGTAGGCAAATCAAACGACCTTTTAGTACTGTCTCCAATATTTGAAGCCTTTGTTGCCCAATCACCATAATAAGTAAACATATCTTTTATAAGAAAGTCTACTTTTCTGGCATCTACGCCAGTAGCGTTTTGTATAACTTTTCCTAAGTTACTTGCGTATTTGTCGCCCTCTCTTAAAGAGAGTTTTTTATTAGCTTCGTAAGAGGGTATAATGTTTTTCTTTCTAAAGAAATCATAGTTAGCTGCCATCTCTACCAATGTTCCGTATGGTCCCGCTATAGCACTTTCATCAAAAGGGAACAAAGAGGTAGCAACTGACCCTCCATATCCTTCAAAGGCTTTTTCATTTTTATAAACAGTCCTATCTATCACTCGTTCTGCGCCACTTCCAACCACTCCTAATTCAAAAGGCTTAGGAATAGCTATAACTAAATTATCTCCCGTTTTTATATTGTAAAATAAATCTCTTCTCCATGCAGGTAGTTGAGAATACCAATCATCATCCTCGTCCCCACCCATTTCTTTTGCTATTAAAAGCGTTAAAACAGACGGAATAACAGAGTACAACATCATTCTTACAGAAAACCCTACAGGGTCTTTATACGCTGTTCTTATGGCTTTTTCTGTTCCTCTTACTGCTGCGTTACTAAAGGGAATTATCTGGTTAATATACTGCATCCATGTCCCTGCAACAGCAAAATCCATTAAGTCTCTCGATTCATAAGCGGCTACTAAATTTGCATCATAATCATCAAGCCCTTTTTTCTTAGCCTTTCTATAAGTAGCCGTATATTGTTCTAGTCGGGTTGCTCTCTCGCTATTTGCTAATAGATTAGAATACGCTTGCCCTATTTTTTTAGGGGCTAACAAAAGAGTATTCTTATCTTTCGCTAACTCCTCCATTTTTTCTTTTAGCGTTCTATAATAGAAATCTTCGTTAAGTAAATGGTAGCCCGCTTGCCCCCCCCCAAATAAAGCATACCTGTCCTTATATTCTTTTTTATTTAGCCAGTCGCTAAATCTAAACCCGTCCTTATTTAAAATAGCTTTTTGCTGTAAATCCCTTGCCCTGTTTCGCAAAGCAAATACGGGACTGTTAGTTACAGTCCATCGCATTATAGAGGGTAAAAAAGTAAATACAGCAGGGATTTTACCCGCTAATGAGTTTAGGTTTTTAAAGGCATCGTATATATCAGGGTTTAGCTGCCAGTACTCAGGTTCTCCGTTTCTAAAAACCTCTATAGTATTTGGCTCGCCTTTTTTAGAGGGTCTGCCTACTGTTGCTAAAGCATTTGGTTCTCCCTCGTACATTTGTCGAGTAGATTCAAGCATATTAACAAAAGACAAAGCAACCTTGTTTCTATCCCCCTCTTTTACAGATTTATAAACTGTTTCAATTAAAAAAGAATAAGGGTCTTTAAGCATTCTTTCGCTACCACTTACTTTTTCAAAAGAAGCTACAGTCCCTAACGCTCCTCCATTATTGTTTTTAAATCCCGTTACCCTTTCGTTTGGATTAGCTTCCATTACCCTGCCTAACCCAACATACTCCATCCCGTTTGCTTTTATTTGCTCATAAAAATCTTCGGATATTCTACCGTTATCTTTAAGGTATTGTAATGATGCGTCAGCAAATACTCTTAATCTCCTTGCGCTTTCTTCAATTCTTTTCGCCTTTTCTGGGTTATCTGTTTTTAGTTGCTCAAATTCATTAAGAGCCTCATTAACTACATCCATGTTTTTAAACAATCCACCCCCTGCATTTATAATCCTGTCTATATTACTATGTGGAATAGGTAACCCTTTTTCTTTTGCTTCACTATTTTCTTTTTCAAACCGATTATACAGTTCTTTTACCCTTTGAGCAACCATGACAGACGCTGTAAACTGTTGCTCTTCTTTTATTGATTCAAGGCTGCTGCTATCAAAATTCTCTATTAAAAATTCTATGTTTAAATTCTTGCCTGTTTTTTTATCTACTATTCTTTTAAGGTTAGCGTCCACCATTCCATTTTCAAAGATGTTATCCATCTTTTCATTTATTCCTAGTACTAGCCTAGCAAGTAAAACAGGGTTATTTTTGGGTAACAATTCTGTTCCGTTAATGTTTGTAGCGTAATCAGTAGCTGTTTTTATAGCTTGTGTTCTATCAATCCATTTTACAGATAATCTATCCCCCCAATTTAAGTTAAACCCCTCTTGAGAAGCTGCTGAAGGTTTGAAAAACTCTACAATAGAGCCCTTTTTCTTTTCTGGGTCAAACACTATATTTGCTTGTATCTTGTTTATAGCAGTACTTCCCGCGAACACCCTAACATCATTACTAAATACATCTATTGCTTTTTGTCCTTTTTCTGGTACAGTTTCTTTGTACCAATTATATATTTCAGGGTATTTATTTATTGTTTCGTCAGGGTTTATTATAAATGCTCTTATCCATTCAGCTACTCCCTCTCCAAGTTTGTATTGCTTTTTGTCTTGCAAATCTTTAGGCGGCTTTGACCCCGTTTTAGATAGCTGTAACAATTCCTCTTTTATCGGGCTGCCTTCTTTTGATAACAGTTTTTCTAAAAACCCATACCTATCATCTAAGGCGTGCCCAATTTCGTGCGCGGTTGTATTAAGGTCGTTAATGTGTTTTATAACTAGGGCGGCATTACTTGGTTTATAATACCCTAAATATCTACGCCCTTTAGATTTTGTTTTAGTATATAAAACATCTTTCTCGAAATTTTTGGTTAAATCTAATACTATTTCGTTTAGTTTTTTAGGTGTTTGATTATATATTGGGTCAATATTTATTTGCCCTTTAATATTAGATGTAGCCCCTAAAACAAAGTATTGAGGGTTTTCAGAATAAAATGTATCAGAGCCTTTATTCCTGCTGTCCTCCCAGAATTTACCTGCTTCTTCTTTACTTTTAAACTCAGAACTATTTTTATCAATAAACTCAGGCTTTGATTGAGAAAAGGTTTTAGCTTTTAAGTCTAATTGTCCTTCGGATTCTTTGGTGGGTTCTTCGCTGCTCGTGCTTTTACTAATTTTAGCAGTCTCGCCAGTTGCATCGCTGGACTTTCTTTCTTCCGCGATTTGTCTAAGCTGTTCTCTTTCATTCTCGTTTAAATCAAGTATATTCCCGAAATATGTCGGGTCATTGTTAAATTCATCAAGGTTTTGTAATACTTTTTCAGCATCAATATTCCCAAGTTCGTCTAAGTAATCAAATTTTTCTAAAAACTTATTTATACGCTCTTCGTTTGCGGTAGTTGTTTGGTCTATTGCTTCAACTTCTGGCTTAATTTGCTCGTAGATTTCTGCAATTTCTTTTTCATCAGCCTTTCTTTGTATATAACCTTCTGGTGAAGGCTCGTTTTTAATAAAGTCAACTATGGCTTCTATAATTTCTTTTTCGTCAATATTTTCAAATTGAGGTAGAAACTTTAAGTCCTGCGCTATTTGGTCTATCGGTTGCCCTTCTTTTTTTAAGAATTTTATATATTTTGAAGGCTCTATATCAACACTATCGCCATTGCTTTTATAACTGTCTATACTTGCCCTCCCCTTTAAAAAGAACTCAGCAATATGGTCTGTAATGTCTTGTGGCTCGAAGTTTTGTACTGTTTTAGAATACGTTTTCCCCTTTTTAGACTTAGCCTTTGCTTCTACAACAGGTGTTTTTTCTGCCTTTCTTTGCTCACTAACTTTTTGCAAGTCCTCTTTGGGTATATCACGGTAGTCTTTGTAGTCAGTACCTAAGCGTTTATTAATCGAGTTCGTAGCCTTGAAAATATTTTCATACCCTAATTTTTCAGCTTCCTTATTTAAGGTTTCTGTTTCTTCGGGGGTGATAGCAGGTTTTTCAGTAGGTGCTGTTGGCTTTTTAAGCCTTTCTATTTTTTCTTTTGTTTCTTTTACATATTGCTCTAAAAATTCGGTGTTTGGCTGAGCCATATAGTTTTTGGCACGAGCTTCCTCTTCCGATATTTTACTTTGCGTTTCTTTTATTGTCCTCTCAAGTATTTTTATTTTATCTTCTGTTATTGGGATAACAATAGGGGTTTCTGTGTATTTTTTGCCATTATTTACAGTTCCTCCATTTTTATCAATGTTATCATTAATAATTTGATAGATAGAAAGATATCCGTTATCATTAAATGCTTGCTGATACAAAAGAGTTTGATATACGTTGTTTGCTGCTTTTTGAACGGTATCATTTGCGGCTAAAGACATCCCTGTGTTTTTCTCATATATAATGTATTGCTTTCCGTCCTTTACGGCAAATAATTCAAGGGCTTCGTAATATGGTATGGTTACTTTTTGTCCACTTACAATTTCTTCTCCCCCGTCAATCCTAATAGAAATTTTTTCTTTTTCTTTTGAAACTATTGGCTCTTCTAAAATTATGCTTTTATTGGGGCGAATAATGTTAGGTTTTTCAGTAGGTGCATTTTTTGCACTAACTGGTTTATCTACTGTAGTAGGCTGTTCAGAAACGTTTTCGCTACTTGCCTCAACGACTTGCTCTGGCTGTTGTGTTGTAGGCTTCTCAACTTGTGTAGTCTCTTGTACTGTTTTAGTGTTAGTATCTTCATTGTTTGGTTTAATTTTATCTTCAATTACCTCATCAGTATTAGCAGGTGTTTCTTTTGATTTTTCTGCCTTTTGCTCTTCCGATAAAGTAGCTTCACCTGTTGGAGTTTCAATAGTTTCTGAAACTTTTTCTTCTTTGACGGTAGACTCTTTTGAGTCAACTACATCTTCCACCTCGTCAGGCGCGCCATATTCTTTTTCTATAGAAGCAGCCATTTCTTTATCGTAAATGCTTTTAAACTCCTCATCACTCATAGCTAAAGCGTCTTCTACCTCTTTTTGAAGTTTAGAGATTTCGTTTTCATCAGCTTTTACTAATGTTGGGTTTCTACCTTCTGTAGTCGCCTGTGCTTGTAACTCTTCTATACGTGTTATACGCGGTATAGCATAAGCCCTTTTACCCTGACTGGCATCGGGCATTTGCTTACCTAATACATTATACGTTTCTAATATTACTGCTATATTCTTTTTATCTTCAACGCTTAAACCACTTTTCTCAAGCATCTTTAATGTGCCTTCAATATCCTGAGCAGCCATTTCAGCTAATTGTGATTGACTTAAGTTTAAACTGGCAGCACTTGATACTCCACTTGGTATAGAACTCATAAAAAATGCAGGAGCGAAGGCATTAACATTTTGTGCAAGGGTAGGCATATCTGTGTTTAGATTTTGACCCATATCCTTAACGTTATTCACCGCCTCGTTTATTAAGGGTTGTGTGTAGTTTACGCCTATTTCTTCTATACCTTCTAATCCACCATCAAGCCCCATTCTACCTATAACCATTCCTGATTTTTTCAGTAATGATTTTACAGCATACTTTTCGCCTTTCTCTACAAGCTCTTTTGAAAACTCTTCTATTAGCTGTTTTTTAAGGCTTCTACCAAATACTTTGTTGTTCGGCAATATACTTTCCCATAACGCCTCGTTTAAGGTCATAGATTGGGCGTATAAGGTTTTAGCCCTGCCTGTTATACCCATTTGGTCTGCTATGTCAGCATTTTGTGCGTAGGTAGTAACATACATTCCGCCAACAGTAGCTATAGTATTAGCTGCTCTTTGCCCTACTCCAAGTGTTTGCATTATTTTAGGAGCGGCTAATTGATTCCCTGCTGCTAAGGTTAAAAACAATGGTGCTGCCTCAGCAATACTATACAGTAAATTTTCTCCATTAAAAGAGCCGTCCTCATTCATAAAGCCTCCTGTAGGCTTATCACCCATTTTCCACGTATCTACACCTTCCGCTAAATAATCACTTATTAAATCAGCCCCCCTATATAGAGGGTCTTCCCGTGAACCCTCTGCGCCTAATACAGCTTCTGACGCTCCTTTGTACAGTTCAGGTATAGCCGTTTCTATCCCCTTTACAAGGTCAATAGTAGCGTTGCTAAACTTTTTCATCATGTTGGGTATCACTCCCTCAACCCTATCGCTAATTTCTTTTACATCAGCATCAATTCGAGCCTGAGAAATAGCCTTGCTATTATTAGTTGCTTTTTGATATTGGTTTTGAGCCTCGTAAACAGTTTTTGCATTAGATATGTAGTTATCTATATCAGAAGACAATCCACTTTCTACAGCGTTTAATTCCTGCTGCCTTTGTAATAAACTTTGATATTCTGGGTTTTCATAAACATCCCTTAAAAATAAAGCTGCTGTTTGGTCGTTAGGGTTTTTAGCAAATCTTTGCTCCACATCTTTTAGATTAGGGTATTTTGCGTTAAACAACGCCGCATCTTTATCAAGTTGTGTTTTGGCTTCAAAAAAAGGTTTTAATTGCTCTTTATATATTGGAGAGTTTTCTATATTTCTTAAATTCTCTTGAGCTTTTTGCGTACTTGGCGACGCTACCGTTGCTAACCTTAAATATTTTTCTTGGTCTTTAGCAGATAAAGTAAAACTCTTATAATCATCACCTTTTCGAGACATTGCCCTTAGTATATCTTTCTTATATACAGGGTTGTCTTGAAGTAGTTGTAGTAATTTCCTTGTTACAGGCTCGCTTAAAGAGTTTCTATCAAAGCCGTTTAAAGCTATAATCTCACTTGGGTATTCATCAAGTTCAGCCTGTTTTAAATAAGGCTTATCAATAATAACCCTTTGCGTTAGTGTATTAAACACATCAGGGGTCATAGTTTTCTTATAATTGCCAATCAAGTCTTCACCAAAGCCCATTTCGGTTTGGCTTATCTCAACAAACTTTGGTGTTCTGCTATTTTTTAGCTTCTCCTCAGCCTTTTCTCCCGTGTTTTCATCTATATACTCCCTAACTTGCTGGTCTAACAATTCGGGTGGCGTTGTAGGCTCTAGTTTTTTTCTAACAGATGATTCTATTATGTTTTTAGCGTTTATCCTTTGGGCGTTTTGTATGCCTGTAGTAAGGTCAAAAGGTTTTTCATCTTCTGTAACAGGCTTTGGCGTTATTTCCCACCATTCAGATTGCTTTTTAGTCGGCTGTAGTTTTTCTTTAAAGGTTCCCTCCCTTTCTTGAAAAGGAATTTCTGCTACTTCCTTAGTAGACGCTGAAATAGTCTGCGAGCCATTTGCAGAAGGTCGTAATCGCTCTTGAAGCGAAAGGTCTTTTTTTTTTAACGAACTATAAAATTTTTCAAAAGGAACATCTTTCCCAAATGTGTTGTCTGCGCTGTTTATCCAGTCATAAGTTTCTTGTGCAAAATTTCTATCTTGCATAGAAGATTCAAATTTATCAAAAGAGACGTCTTTTTGGTATGTGTTATCCAGCGTCCCTAAATAATCATAAATTTGTTGGCTATATGAAGGTTCTTGTGGCATAATTATCTAGGTCTTGGGGCTTTTTTATTGTTGGCGTTATTAAACTCTTTTCTAAAAGGGTCTGCATTGTTAGTAGTCGGGATTTTTGTTGTTGTGCTGTTTTTAAGCTCCCTGTTTAATCTCTCTATTTCTTTATCCATAACAGAAAACTGAGCTTGTGTAGCTTCCTTTTCGCTCTTATCTAACTTCAATAAATATGCTGTTTTAACTTTACTTAAAGGAGCTAAATACGGTGTTACTACCGTCTCTGCTGTTACTCCACTTCCAGTTTTTGTTGTTTGCGATAAGTTTATTAACGCTTGATATTTGTACTTGCCCTTATCTAATTCTAATCTATCGTCTGGCACAGGTTTACCTTTATTGATACCCTCAGTATATACAGGTGTTATTTCTGGCTGCCCCGTTTCATACGATTGAATACCTGTTTTGTTTTCAAACGTGCCGTCAGAAGCCCTAAATAAATCTTGGCTCCCTGATAAGTTCATAGATACAGGCTGAGTACTTCCCTTCCATGTAGAAGTATATTTCCTCTCTCCTGTTCCGTCATTATAATACCCGTCAGAACCCTGCTCCCACCCGAAGTCTGTTAAGGTAGAGCCGTAGTTTGTTGTTTTGCTTGAAGACCTAGAACCAGATTTTGGTTTTGCCCTTAGTTTTTCTTTTTTAGGAAGTGTCATTTCAGCAAAATAATTCCCGTATAACTCTGCTATTTCAGCGTCTAAATCTTCCAAAAAGGAAGGGTCTTTCATTGAGTATGAATCGATGTTTTCATACATCTTTTCACCTGTAATAGGGTTAACTTTTTTCTGTAAATTTTCTAATGCCTGTTTTTTAAACATTACTAAGGCGTTTTGATAGTAAGGGTCGTCCTCCTGCATGGCGGCAAAATCTGCCATTGCAGATGCTTTTACCTCTTGCGGGTCGTAAACTTCTCCTATAATATCAAATCTACCTGAATCTCCTATATCTCTTTCTTTAGGCTTAAAATATTTTTTTATTCCTGCGTTTTTTATATCAACTCTTTTAAAAGGAGTAAAAACAACATCTCCTGTTTCTGGGTCAAACGCTTTTATTGCTGCTGTTTTTGTTAAGTCAAGATTTTCTATATACTTAGGGTTCTTAGTTCTAACATAAGCCATAAATTTCTGGTCTTCTTCGTTCAAATACCCCCCTGAATTAGCGTAATTTTCAAAAGCATAAAGATTTTTACTGGCAGCCCCTAAATCTGCTATATACTTTTCAAGGTCGCTTCCTCTGTTTGTAATACTTACCCTCGCTTGAGGGTCGCCTGAGCGAGATGTTTCGTAAGATTTTGAAACGAAATCTTTTGTTGCTTGCAAAGCATTATCCCTATTAAAAGGGTGTATTTTATTGTAGTCAACACCTATAGAACCTCCAATTAAATCGTCTAACCCTTTTTTTTCTTTTTGCACAAGGGCTTGTTGGGCGGCTCTGTCTCTTTTTTGTATTTCGCCTATACGGATAGCATCATTAAGGAAACTCTTTGTAGTGTCTCCCCTTAGTCTACCTTGTAGCCCTATTGCTCCTGCTAATTCTGCCATTAAGTTTTTCTTTGGTTATATCCTAATATAGGTTGGGCGTATCTAAAATTATCTTTTCCGTATTTAGGCAAAGAAGCACTACCTGTGGGTTGGTTTTGGGATTTTAAGTAATCCATAATTAATGGATTATCGTAGTAATCTTTTAATAAAAAAGCGTTGGGTATATCTGTTAATGCTTCTGAAAAATTAAGCATTCCGTCGCTCTTTGCCCTGCCTAAAGCCTGTTCTACAGCGTTTCTATAAGAAATGCGCTCTTGAGTATCTCTATTTCTTTGGTTAGAGATTACATCACCTCTTTGGTCTGCATAACGTATTTTATCCCTTCTTAGTCGTGCCCCTTGAGAAGCAAAATCCATTTCTGCGCCCAATTCTCCTGCCATTACAGCCGCATTAATAGCTTGACTAACGCCTCCCCCACCTATTGCCAATCCTCGATTAAATATAGTATTGTTTCGCCTTGCTATTCTTTGTTGAAAAGCATTTGTTTCTTCGGGGCTAAAGCCAAAAAGAGCTTCTCTTTCTGCTCTTTTATAGCTTTTATCTTGCTCTGGAGTAATAGAAAAAGAGGGTCTTTTCCCTAATGCTTTTATTCTTTTATTTGCATTGTAAGTCTGAAAAGCTCCTGTAGCTCCTTTTACAACGGCTCCTGCTATGGGCACGGCTAATGGTATTGGCATAAGCAAAGTTAATTAAATAATTACATATATATCTACCTATTCCTTTTCATTGCGTTTGCTGCCCTATAAATAGCGTTTAAAGGGTCTTCACCGTCCGCAATAGTATCTTGTGGCGTTTGTGCCATTTGCTGCATAAGTTTATTAAAAACACCTAATCTTAATTCGGGTATTAGCTCTCCGCTTATTGGGTATATATCAGTATCTCTTCTAAAAGTTGGGATTTGCGTTGGGTTAAAGGCTATCAGTTTTACTAAAATATTTTCTATGCTTACATTACCGTACACCCTTATATAGGTGTAGCCCGTTCCTTCGTTAGAAAAATCATAGCTAACTCTTTTTTGAGATGGCTTTGTAGCAGGATGAGCGTAATCAGTAGCAATACTCCCCATCATTCCTATCCTTCTAAAAGGTGTAATGCCGTTCTTAGAGCCTACATAAATAAAAGCCTCACCCTGATTTGGAAATATTATAGGCGTGGGGGATTCTATTTTTATAGTACAATAATCATTTTCTTGCAATTCTGTAGAGTAAGTAGGAAAAAACTCACTTACCCAAGACTTCATTATATTCTGTTGTTTAGATAATATAGAAGCCCTTACTTCGTGTATTAAATTATCTACGGTAGGCTCATAAAACTTACTTTCATCTACCTTCGCTGCACCTGAAACTTGAGCAATACTATCTTGCGTAAGTTCTTTTAAGGTTTTTTCTTTCATTAGTTTCTGTGATTTCTATTAGAAATATTTTGTTTCACAATTATGTCTTCCAAAACTTGAAAAAGCAAATATCTGTATGTTAGTTTTATTCTTAGCCATTTCCCGTATAGCTGGGAGCTGTCTCCGTTGTTTATCCCTAATAAAGTGCTGTCGTTTTGAATAGGGCTAAACCAAAGCCCTTCTCTGTCTATAAATTGTGGGTCTCCATAAGAAGTGTCTCCGCTATCTAAATAGCTAATCTGAGAAGTGGTTTTAAAATTCACATAATACGGCATAATTAGAGTGGAAAAAAGAATAGCTTTATACCACTTTATACTAACATTTTCCATATTAGCTATTGGCTCTACATAAGAATGTCTTAGCTGTTGGCTTATTGGAACATAAGAAGCCCCTGTAAAACTTAATGCTGTAGCCCCTGTTTGCACATCTCCGTTAGCATCAATATAAATATCATCAATACGCAACCCTGTATCACCAGAAACAGCTATTACAATTAAAGTATTTCCGTTTACTAACAACCCGTAACCATCTTGAAACTCTGATAAAAACGATGTGCCAGAACCGCTTACAGAAACAGAACCTGCTGATTTTGTTATAGAGCCTAGCGTTTCTCCGTTCTCTACATACCATCTTCCATAATACCCTTTTTCATGTAAGTACATACGTGAACGAGTTGTTACAGGTCTGGGGCTGTATATTTTATCGTTCCACGATTCCCATATTGTAGGTTTTACGTGGTAAAAACATTCAAAAGTATTTCTGTCTTCGTCATACACCAATGTATATTCATTGTAGTAGTTATTGTCGCTGTGAGGTATCTTTCTCCAGTAGTCGGTGTCTGTAGGCAGGTTCCCTGACGCAGGGGAAGGGTTAGTATACTCGTATATTTCACCTGTTTGTTCAAAGTTGCGTTCATATAAATTAGGGGTGTAAAGCACACTATCTCCTGCGCTATAGGTGGTAGAATTGTCGTATGCTGATGTTTCTTTCTTTGCTCTTACTGTTAAGTATATTTCAGAGTATCGCAGGTTAATACCAATATGTATTCCTTGACTGTCTGCGGGGGTATCTTTACCAATAGTCCATTTAAGGTTATTTGCTAAAAAGGCTCTCATTCTACCTTCTCCTTTTTCGTTTTCACTAATAATTCTCGCCCCATCACCCGCAAATCGCATTAGCTTACCTAACTTAGCGTTAATCCAGTAAACAGCGTCTCGTCCTTCGTTTGTTTTTACTATATTAATTCCCCATTTATGGGTTAACCCTATAGAGTTAACCATTCTTCCTCTCTGAGCAAATACATTACCACTACCTACTACTATTGTTTGGGTGTCGTCGCTACTATTAAACTCTGCTCGTGTGCTAAAGAATTGTCTATAAAGGGCAAATTCCTGCCATGTATAAAGTTCCCCGTTAACAGCAAGCATACCGTTAATCTCACCAAACTTTTCATCTTGGTCGTAAAAATCTAAAGGTAAAAATGTCCTAAAATAATCTACTAATGAACCACTTGGTTTAAACGCACTATAATATACCCGTGAAGGGTATCTAGTCTGTTTTGGAAATAAAGAGTCATATCCCACTTCCGACTGTATTTGCACAGGAAGGTTATAGCCTAAGTTGTATTCAAACGGTTCAGTATTTTCAAATACTGTAACTTCATTTATTCTGCCATCAAAACCACTATTACTCCCATTCCCTTTCGGAAAAATAAATTGATTTGTTTCTCCTGTTTCGTTCCTTAGTTGAGAATTAATTAAGTTTTGCGAATAAAACCCTAGAACTTTTCCGTTTTGCCCTGTAAATGCAGCATCATAAATGCGTATATAACTTTTCTGAGTAAAGCAGTCTTGTAAATAAACTACATCTTGTGTAGAGCTAGAAGTATCGTTTGTTATTTCGTAAATAGCACTTAAATCTATCCATTGATTATTTTCAGGGCTTCCATATTGGTTAGATGAAGCACGGTAATATTGATAATAATAAACAGCATAATCACTAGCCATCAACCCCGCTGTATCAGTTATGAAGGTGGTGTTAATGGCAAAAGCAAGCCCTGACGGAACTCTATTAAAAGTGGGGGTATTCAGTCCGTTTAAAAAAGCAAGCCCCTCTATTGTTACTCCCGAAATAACAACTGTTTCATCACTCGTAATAGGGGTAATTCCGTCTAAATCATGTGTGTCAAAAGAAGTGCCAACAGCCCCATAAAGCTCTGTCATTGTTGAATATCCAGCGGTAGGTCTTGTCCCTGCGCCTGTCCCTGTGTCTTTTATTCTTTGAAAAAGAGGCTGCCCAAAAGTATAAAGCTCGTCTCCACTCACGTATTCTGGCTGAACACTTCCTAAGATATAATCTGGAGAAAACAACACCCCTGACTGCCTTCTTGTATCTGTCGCCCCCAGAGCGTAAGGGAAACTAGGCGAGGTTACGGCTGTGGTAGAACTTAATACACAAGAGTTTAATGCGGGTCCAAAAAACACAAGAGGGTCTTTGTCAGACTTTGGACAAACTATGCCCGTCTGCAAAATAGTTCTTGTGTTAATTTCAGCCCTACTAAACCTCCTGCTTTTATATTGTTCCCTTATCGTTTTACCGTTAGGCAGTACATAATCCCAATCAAACCCTTCTAAGGTTAAATAAAAATAATATGTTTCAGTAGCATCTGCTGGTGGCGTTGGAGTATTAGTTAAATTATAATCCGTTAGTGTTTCTAGCTTTCTGCCTCCTATTGCAGAAGTATCAAATTTAAAATCACCCACATGATAAACTCTTGTCCATACCCCTGTATCTCTATCTTCTAATTGAATACCCATTCTATAGGTTTCATTAAGCATAGCCGATGTAAAATTAAACACATTGGAAGGGTCTTGGTACTCTCCAAATACAGGTGCTTCTCCACTCCCTACGGAGGTCATAGAGCCTCTTTTTAGCCTATAACTCGAATTCTGTGCCCACTCACTTAAATCATATTCTGCTGTTGCGGTAATATTACTCCTTATAAGCCTATTTTCTAATATCTCTATGTTTTTAGCAGACTGTATATCTGCTGTAATTTGGTTTAGTAAAGTAAGGTCTAAGTCTTGGGCGGTAGATTCATTCCCAAAATGTGTTACCACCAACTCACCCCCTACAGGCACTTCATACCTGTCTATTATTGTTCCTGAAAAAGAGCCACCGCTATAATCTACTACCGCTACTTGAACAAAAGGAAATACGTCGGGGTCTATACCGCTTATCCTTATTTGGTTTGCTTTTGATGTACCTTCCCCTGCTTCGTTTCCTAGAATATTAGTAGGGTTATTAGTATTAGCCGAATAAACTGGTATAGGGGGTGATAGCTTAGAAAAGGCTGTCCCCTCTAAAGAACTTGTTACTAGGCTTACCGCATACCTTTTATTTCCTGCTGTTAATGCGCCCCCGCTTTGTAATTGCCCTTCAAAAGCAATATCAACGGTGTCAGGCACTAATATTAAGTTTAAACCTGTAGATATGTCTCCATAGGTGTATCTACCGTTGGTATCAATATAATTTATTGCCCCGTCAGTTACAAAGCCATTAGCGGCGACATAGTCATAGTAAAATACCCTTCCTGTATTAAAATCATCATCCCAGTAAATGGCGTAGGTGTCATTATAAAATTGCCCACGAATATCTTGTTGTTTTTTAGTTCTAAAATTAAACTCAGTACTTCTAATTAGCCTTGTATATGTATGCAGGTCATTAGAATCTACAGTAACTACTCCTATCTCTCCTAATCCAACAGGGTTATGAGTAGCGTTAGCTATTTGAACTATCGTTCCTCCTGCGCCAAAATTACCCGTGTAAGTACTGCTTTTTAATACTAAAGTTGTAGTAGATATTACTAACGCTTCCCATTCTCCATTTGCACTAGCATCAGAACCTGTTATAAAAACAGTCGCTCCATTACTAATAGAATGCGCTCCGCTAGTAGTTATTAATATTTCTCCTGTTGATAGGTATTGTGTACCGCTTGATATTCCTATACTAGCAGTTGTCCCCGAACTCGCACTCCCTGCTAAGTCGTAAGTGAAATTATCCGCTACTGAGGAAACAAACCATAACCCATTTGCATTAGTATTTCTTTTAACACCACTAATATTTACTAAGTCGCCAACACTAAGCCCGTGTGCTGTATCTTCTGTTATCCGTATAGGAGAAGCGTTAGAAGCCTCCACTACCTGTCTAGTTTCAGGTAAAAGCTGTTGCGTTGTCCAATACTGAAAATTATTATTGTTTAATACTAAATGTGCTGTTTTTATAAGGTCTCCTGCCAATCCCTCTGGGATAGCTTCTTGCGTAGTGAATAAAAATGTTTGACTTCCCGTAACCGATACCTGCCAGTCTATCCCTTGATTGTTCTGTGATAGCCCCCCCATCTCTATAACATAAGAAGCAGAGGTGTTGCTATTAACAATTCTTTCTGAGGCTATTTCAGTAACACCTCCATAAGAGGTTAGTGCAGTATTAGCAGCCGAAACGGCATTATCTATAGCTGTTTCTACATCATTAATAGGTATTGTAAAAGACGTGGTTGTTATAGCAGTTCCGTTTCCCGAAGATTTAAAAACTATAGTTCCTGTTCCAGCAGCAATAGCGTTTATAGCTATAGCTACTCTTTTATTTTGCCGTGTAACAGAACCTCCAGTATATACATACTCGTTTCCTAATATGTTTTGAGGGGGATTAGTTGAGTTGCCGTCAGTTGTTTTATGCCTAATATTATAAGCTGTGGGCAAATAGTTACCGTTGCTGATGTCTGTTAAATCAGTTTCGCTGTCCATGCCCCCTCGGGGCGTTATTTTTTCTTCAAAAGCCACAATCAAAGGTAACTAATTAAAAGAAAAGAATTATTATTTTGACATTACAACAGCTTATGGGTTCATAGCAACATCTTGTGATGTTGTTGCCCTTAATTGGCTGTCTCTATTATCTCCACTTAAATCAAATACTACATTATCTATTAAGTAGTAAAGAAATTTCGGGTTATAGGTTATTTCTAAGTCAATAACATCATCATTAACATCTATCTCTACAGGTAGTTTAGTAATATAATCTAATGTTACTTTACTCGCAGTTGGTGAAAAAACTATTGTACCATTAGTCATTTCGTGGGTAGGAAATATATTTGTAGGCTCAGTAGCATAATATCCCTTTGCATTGCTTCTCCTTAGTTTTGTAGAGTTATTATTTACTAAATTTACCGTTCCGCCAGAAGTATATGTCCCTGTTGTCGTCCCTATAGAAAACTTTGTTTTGTTTAGCACAGTAATATTAGTATGCTCCTGATTAATGCCTGTTATACCGACAACATTTTCTATAAAAACACTATCTTTTGTTCTTAAATTGTGAGGCTGAGAAGTCGCTACTATAGTATTAGTCCCTGCCGTTACAGATGATATGTTAATATCTTGCCCTAATATATATGAAAAAGAAGTTAGGTGGTGTAGGTAATCCGACAATCCGTTTGATGGAACAATACTACCTGTATTTGCCGTATATGTCCCTGTGGTAGCTGGGGGTATAGTAAACGTATTAGCACCTGTTACTGTGGCTACAAAAGTTCCGTTAACGCCTGTTATGCCATCAACACCAGATATAGTAACAGATTGCCCGTTAACAAGCCTGTGTGCGTTTAAAGTGGTTATTGTAGCAGGGGAACTTCCCGTTACATTTATAATCTGCAAGGGGTCTATAAATAACAGCGAATTAAAAAGGTCTATTGCAACATTAGTCTTTATAAATCCCGTTAATTCATCGTATGTTTTTTGAGAACTAAGCTCTTGGTATTTTCTCTCTACAATCTTATAAAAACCCGCCCTTATAGCAGCGTTTAGTTTAGAAGGGTTAAAGTAACCGCTATAGTCTTTATCAAGTCTAAGGTTAAGATACTTTGCTAAGTCGGCTCCTGTCAACATTTTTAATCTTTATTTTCTTTATACACAAATATAGCATTATTATCCTTTGTCTAATGCTTCGGTGGGGATAGCCTTTTTTATTTGTTTAAAAAATAAAAATGTTTCTTCAATTATTATTAAGGGTATATACTCGTCAACTAAGTGTTTCTTATTTATACACCTATAAACTTCATCTGTAGTTGTTTTTTTTGTACTTCCTTCTTTTTTTAATCGAGCGTTAACTTTATTTGCTATATAACTATATCCTTTTACCAATTTCATTAAAGGGTATATGCAGTCAATTTTTTCTTCTATATATTGCCTATTAGCTATAAATCTAACTTTCTTCATCACGTCTATTTTTTATAACTTCTTCTTTTTGCACAGGAAATTTAACAAGCGTTCTAACCCTTCTTCCTGTATGGTCTATCTTGGTTAGAGGAACATATTTATATTCTGTGTTAATTTTTTTCATTACCGCAGAACGGAGTTCTATCTCTTTTTTATAAATAAGAAGTGTTTTATAAGCGTCCACATAATCAGAGTTCCCTGCTAAATAATTTGCAAAGTCGTTTAATATATCTAAGTGCCATATATTCCCTGAGTTATTTAGCATCTCTTTTATTAGCAGTTCGTGAGCAAGTTCTTGCGCTTGCGTACTTCCCGTTATACGAACACCATATATGGGTACTTTAGATGTTGCTTTCACCGCTAAACCTGTTCTTTTAGGTTGCTTTGCTAACAAATCCCTCCTATTTAACTCCTTTATTTTACCTATTAGTATATGCCCCGCATTAGCCTCTATCATATTAACCGCCTTATTGTAATGGTCGCAAAGGTTTATAACGTTATTAGCTAAAATATCCGAATAAGGTGTTCTTTCTGCATAAAGAGCAGCAGGTGTATTAGTAAAAGTATTATATATTATTGTTACTAATTGAGAACCCTCTTTGCTTGCGGTGTTTTCCGCTTGAATAGGGTCTGTACCAGCTATATACTTAATTCCCTCTTTTGGTTTTTCATACAATAATATTTTTCCTGATGAGCTTAAACTAAACCCTTCTTTGCCTACCCTTACCCTGTCAATAGGCGGCTTTGTATTTAAGATTATTTTTTTTTGCTCTTCAATATTTGCGTACACCTCTGCTGGCAACGCTCCCTCCATAGATAAGGTTAAAACGTCTTCTTCGGTAAGGGGATTATTTTTCTTATAGTTATATAAAAATGTTTTATCCTCCATCTTTTCGTATTCCTCACACTTCTTTTCCCATTCATCTATTAGTTTTTTATGGTCTGAGGTTCCGTCGTCTCTTAATGCTCCCCCATGATAAAACGGCAGAAATAAATCTCTTATGTTTAGCTTTTCTTTGTGTTCTAATAAAAACTTTAGCTGCTCTATACACGATTGAGGGCTATCATGCTCTAGTGTGCCAGCCATGAACATACTTCCTATACGCTCTTTATTTTCTGTTAAAACCTCAACGCATGTAGCTATTAATTCTTTTAAATAAGGATGTAGAAACGGCTCGTCTACCGCAATTAAAATACCACGAGAACCAGAAATATTTGTAACATCTTTTGAGGAAAGACTGGTTTGTCGACCAAAAACTTTAGAGTGCGCTAAATCCTCTTCTCCGAAATTGTTAATTATATTATAAGTATATTCTCTTTCGGGATAACCTTTTGCATTGCTATACCCCCTTAGTGTTGGCGATATATGCTTGTCAACATGTTTAAAGTTTCCGTCTATTTTATTGTTAAAAAATTTTGTTATACGGTCTAAATCACAAGCCGTTATTATTTGTGTACAGCCCGGGAATACGTTAGAATTATACCCAACAGCATCTGATTGCCATAATGATTTCCCCACCCCCCTACCTGAATATACAAGCAGGTCTTCACAGTTATTCAGCCCTTTTGTTATTTCTTCAAATACAGCCCTGTCGTCAAACCTGTATGAAGGTCTTTTAAAGCCCCCCCTACCGCTTTCTACTATACCCTGCGTTAAGAATCTATAATGTCTGCCGCAAAGGTCTTCAAATCCTTCTATCCACGCTTCTTTCTCTTTCATGTAAAAGCGTTGAGCCTCTAAGGTGGTTTTAAAAAACTTAGGGGGCGGAACATACTCATACCCCCCGTTTTTTTTCCTATTTAACAACATTATATATGGACTTTTTCTGTATCTGCGGTACGGATTCTTTTACCGTTACGGGTAGTTATATGTTTCCCCTCCTCCCCGCCAGTTAAAGATTTGTCAATAGCCCCCAACATTTCTATTGTTTTGTTGCTATCATTTACTAATGCTCTTATGCGTTCAAACCTTTTATCTTCACAAGTGATTAATGAAGCATCATTATCCATCTCCTCATTTAATTCTTTTGTAAACCTTTTTACGCATCGAATTAATGAATTAATGTAATCTTCTTTTAAATCACCTATAGAAAAATCTTTAAGTTTTTCAGCTTCCTTCATTTCGTAGTTCTTTGTAAATTTGACTAACCGCTATAGGGTTTTCTTTTAGCTCTTTTGAAATGGCGGCTGCGGTCATTCCTTTTTCTTTTCGTTCTCTTACTTTAGAAATTAGTTTTTCATCCGTTATATTTAATTCCTTTAGTTTACTTAAAATATCGTCTTTAGATAAGGGTTCTCCATCCATTCTATTTTCAATATACGCCACTTTTTGGCTTAACCTTAAATAAACGTTATCCTCGCTTAGGATAAACTGTACGCTTTCGCTTTCGCTACTTCCAATAGTGTCAGAGCCGTCAAACTCATATAACCCACTTTTTATAGTAATAAATCCATAAGCCATTCCTTTTTGTAAAAGCACTAATGCCGCTCTTTCTTTTGTGTCAGAAGAGGTGTGGAATTTTTTATAGTTTTCTAAGTCTGTCATTGCCCACCCTTGATAATCAACACCTATTAATGCGCTTAAAAGCTCTTCTCTATTCATGTAAATATTAGGGGCTGAAAAGGGAGATTTTTTAAGATAGAATGCTAAATTTTGCAAATCCTTTTCAGGGTATGAAAATAAAGTAATAGAAAAAGCATTTTTTTCTTTAATTAGCTTAACGTTTTTTGTAGCTGTTTCAGCAGGAACTTCCGCCTCAAACGATAACGTTGATTTTTTGTTTAGCTCTTTTTCGCCTTTAGCCCTTACCATAGGATGCATTATTAGCGCAAGCCAAAACGCTTTCCCTTCATCTGTATCAAAGTCTATGGTTTTTACCAATGGTGCACCTTTGCGTATAAATATAGACAGTGTTTGTTCTTTATTCTCTCCAATAACAACCCTGTCTGGGTTATACAACATAGTAATATTGTTGTTGAAAGTTGTTTGCCCTTTTTCGTTTTGTAAGGTTAGCTTGTAGTCAGCACTTAAATTAGCTCCAATCTCATTCAAAGTGTGTATTAAAACCCTTTGAACTCCCTTTTTGCCTTCCCAATTATTGTATAATGATACAAAAGAATTTAATTCTGTTTTTGTCATTTTTTTAAAAAATTATTTTGTTTTATGGATTGTATAAAAAGGGGCTATAAACCCCTTTTAAAAAAAATATAACTATCGAACGTTGCCTGATTCCAGAGCCTTATAAAGATTGAACATAAACAAAGAAGAGGCTGTTTGGCTTTCGTTCACATAAAGCGAAACAAATTTACCCATACCCCCGTTGCTCCCAACAAAATTACCGTCAGACTCACTATAAGTAAAACTAATAGTAGAATAAGTGTCTCCGCTTATAGCAGAAGGTTGCCCTATAAGATTAGTTAAATCGTTGTAAGTAAATCTTGAGTTTTGAGCTACCTCAGTTATTGTTATTGTTCCACTATTCAAAGAACCGTTAGTGTTTATACCTTCGATTAAGAATCGTGTTCCTGTTCCACCAACACCTACTCTAAAAGAACCGCTTGTTCCTGCTGTTCCAACCGTGTCATTACTTGATACAGAGGCTACAGTCATAGTAGCTACATCTACAACATTTAATGTTTTACCTGTTGCTATAGTTTCAGAACCTAAAGTAGTTAAAAACGCTACATTGATAGTGTTAATAGTACAGGCTCCTGTGTTTGTGCCGCCATTCCCTGTTACTCCATCAAGTGTAAAAGTAGTTGATGTAGGAACGGTAGCTACTCTGAATTTACCTCCTATTGCTCCCGAAAACGTTTTTCCAAAATCAGTATTATTAGACAAGGGGACATTATCGGTATAAGTCATTAAAAAACCAGTAGTTGTAGCTATCTGAACATAATCGCCTGGGCGAAGTAAATGTGCAGCAGCAGTTTCTACAGTAACAACATTAGTTCCGCTAATCCTATCAGCCGCAGTACTTGCAGGGGCAATAACAGTTGTTATAGCCGCACTAGCAGTACCACTTGGGGCATACGTTGTTTGTGCGCTTGCTACTGTTAAATTTGTCAAGCCGCTTTCATAGAAAGTAGCATAACCTGTTTTAGCAGTAACAGTAAAGGAGGTAGCCGAAGCACCTGCCGCAGTTATTTCTAACCCTAAATTATTAGCAGAAGCAATAAGCCCCGCTAAAATAACAGCGTTAGTAGCAGATGTGCCCGTACTATCAAAAGATATTTTTTTGGTGGTTCTACTGCCGTCTTTTTTTATGGTTTGAGAAATGTCCACAGAATAAACTGTATTAACTGCCGCTACAAACGTATATGTGCGAGCTTGTAAAATTTCCTGCAAACTTTTGGTAAAATAAGGGGCGTTGGTTATCCCCTTTGTCCATATTTGAGGAAATCCATTTTCTGTGTCAAGTATAGAAAGGCGACCATCCTTATAATAAGCATCGGTTCCTGCTATAGTGTTTTTTATATCAAACTCTTGACTAACTGGTGTATATGTCATTTTATTATTATTATTAAAGGGTTAGTTAATGTATTCTGCAAGCATCATGTATTTAGGGTCAATCTCTAAAGAGCGAGTAGAATACACTCCAAAAGTAGCTCCGTCAGTTAAACTTGTTACTGGCATTCCGCCTTCTAAGGTTATCCCTGAAAGGTCGTGTCCCTCTAAAAGTTCTTTTTCTACCATACCACGTAAGAAGGTTGCTTGTATTTCTTTTGGTCCCGCATGTTTAATAGTAATCGATGGAGCAAGTCCGTTTACTTTCTCAACTTTTTTATTTGTGAAGAAAAACATGTTACCACTTTCTTTTGGCTCTTGTGTGATTTGGCTTATTTGACCTTTTATAGGGTCGTCAAATATTCCTGCAATCTCAAACATGATTTTTATACCGCAGAAATTGTACATTACTATATTCAGTCCTGATACATCCATTCCGCCAAAAGTATTTGTATTACCCGCAGTAACGATATATTGAGACATGAAACTCTGAATATTGGCAAGCTGGTAACTTCCTGTGCAGCATATAAGCTCTGTTACAACACCACCTGTAAGTGCACGGTACTTAGTTATCATTTCTCTTAGTTTTGTTTCGTTTAAAACAGAACTTAATGGGAAGTATAACTCAGGGTTTCTTTGTATAATAGATTCTCTTATTCCTCTACTTCTGTAAACCCTGTTAGAGCCAGAACCTGTTAAAGACCTTTGTCCATAATAGTCTGTTCTTGCAATGTCTTTAAAAACACGATAAGCCGCTCTGGTTATATCATAATTTTGCCATGTTTTTTCACCATAAGTAGCCCACGTAGGCTGTATTATTTCGTTACGACCAAATTGATGCCCGTCTCTTGAAATTTGGTGGTAGTTAAAGTCTTCTGTTGGAATAGTATGTAAAGAAGATATACCACCAGAAATAAAGGGTTGAGCATTACCCTCTATTGTAACAGAAGTATTAGAGGTAAAATCAGTAGCGGCATCCCACGAGGTAGTAGCCCCACTAATTTCTAACTCTACAGACGTAGTATTTACTTTTACTACTCGCCCTTGCTTGTTGTTTCCGTCTGAAAGGATATTGGTTTCCCTTATTGTTTCCCGTAAGTCGGTAACACCTGCTGGTAACGCAACATTTACTTCTAAGTTTTTGTTTGGAAGTAACGTTGAATTAGAGCTTGCATAAAGCGGGGTATATAAACCAGTCGAAGTAAAAAAGTCGTATTTAAAGTTGTCCTCTCTAATACTTCCCGCAGGGTTCATCATGTTTATAAACATGGTAATCCTGTCATAGTTGGTAAGCAAGTCCTTGTAAGCGTTCCTTGCTTTTGAAGGTTTCTGTAATCTCAAATAATCTATATTATTATATAGAGATTTACTATTGAGTCCTGTTGAAGTTGCCATTTATAAATTGTTTGTTAATTAGGTTGCTTTATTGCCCACTCTATTAAATCTTCTCGTGATTCACTTGGGGGTGTAATAGTTTGTGGATTCTTATCGGTATTATTATTTTTTCTTTTGTTAGCCTCTTGTATACGTACCTCAGTTTCAGCCTCAGAGACTGCCTTCTCTACCGAATTGGTGTAGAACTTTCTTAGGTATACAAGCTCTGCAGCTACTTTTTGGTTAGGCGTGGCAATACCGTCTGAAACAAAGTATAAAGGAGGAACGTTATCAAGTTCTGTATAAAACTCTTTTTTCTGCTCAGGGGTAATATATTCGCCTTTTATTAATCTTTCTACTTCGTTCTCTAGTTCTTTCAATGAAGACTCTTCAAGTTGTTTTAGCTTGGCTTTAAACTCTTTTTCTTTATTGATTTTATCCTCTACCTTAAACTCAAACTCTTTAGGCTTGCTGTCCTGCTCTTTTCTTATTCTATCTCTCTCAATCTCCAACAATTCTTCTCTATCACGAGCGTTCATGTTTTCATATCTTTCTCTCTCCGCTTCTACTTCATCTTTAGAAAGCCTTTTGCTTTCTTTTATTCTATCTATACGAATTTCTAATAACTCTTCGTAGGGTATTCTGTCAACATCAAGAGGAGCAATTTCTTTTAAAGCATCAAAAGGGTTTTTCCCTTTTTCCATTGCGTCTAATAAAAAACGAACTCCATCATTATTAACAATTTCTAATAGAGAGTCGTATTTTTCTTGTAGTTCGTTTTTTTCAGCAATAATACTTTCGACATTTACAGAAGATTTCTCTTCTTCTTCCGTTTCTAAAAAAGGATTTTTCTTTTTTTCTGCATCTGTTTCTACAGTTTCCTCTTTTGCCTTTTCTTCTTGTTTAGCTTCTTCTATTGCCTCATCGGCAGGGGTTTTATCCTCAGTAGTTTCATCTACTACTTTAGGGGCTGTCTCTTCAACTGTTGTTTCGGTTGTAGTTTCTTCAACTACCGCCCCTTGAGTTTCGGCTAATATTTCTTCGGCTTCTTTGTCGATTTCACTTGCGGTTATCATTCGTTATATATTTTTTATACAAATGTATATACAAATGTTGGAAATACAAATGTTAAAATTACTTGTGTTTTATTAACAATAATTGTAAATGTATAATTTGTATATACAAATGTTAAGGCAAACGATTACTAACAGGGGTATAATATTGTTTGATATTAGCTTTTCATAGCTTCTTTTGCTAAGTCTGCTTCCGCTTTTATTTCTGCTGCTTCAACTACTCCACCTGCACTAACATTAGCCTTTTCTATATCAGTATTGTTTTTTGCTTCAATAGCTTGTTGCTGTTGTTGTGCCGCAAGCATTGCTTGTTCTTCCCTTTCTTTTTTCTGCCTACGAGTTATTTTCTTAAAATACTTTTGTAACTGAGTAAGTGTTCTGAAAGAAATAGCATTTGCAAAATCTTCGTCAGTAAAACCACTATTAGGGTCTGAGGCTTTTCTTTCTATATAAGTAAGTATAGCCTGTGATTTTGCTTCGGTAATAGGGTCTAAAAATTTAAAAGATACGTTAAAATCTTCGAGGGTAATGTTTCTTATTTTCTTTAAGAAATCCTGCCCAAATCGGCTCAATAAAGGGATAGCGTAATTATTGTTCTCGTCAGCGACTAAGTCTTTTTGTATATTAACGCTTAGTAATGTTAAATGCTCTATATGCTTTAAAAAGCCTTCGTAAAATCCAAAAACACCCTTTTTACTTTGCTCAATAGAACGTCCCTGTGTTACGGTGCTGACGTATTGCTGTTGCTCTCCTAACGTAATATCAGTTGCGTTAGTTATTCTTTCCATCATTTGCTCCTCCCTGTCAAGTATCGATACTAACATCTGTATTTCTTGCGTATTAGAGAAGTCCAAAACCTCTGCGAACCGTCCAGAATTTACCGCTTCATAGTCTAATGGGTTTTGCCTGTTAATAACAGTCGCTCCCATTCTTTCCCAATCATTAGTAATCTCAACCATACCTTTAGAGCCTAAATTTTCGGCAACAATAATAGCTACCCTTCCTTTTGACTGTAAAATACGTTGGTTTATTCTGTTTTTATAAAAGTCTATTAGGTCAGCATTATGTATCATTCTGCCCACAAGGCTGTGCGCTTCTCCTTGCACCACTTCTGGTGTCCATATAGAGACAGGAGGATAAACCACTTTCCTGTCTTTATAGTTTTCTACTAAGTTTTCTACTTCTTTTTTCTCTACCGTTATAATATCAGCAATTTGTACGCATTGATAGTAGGTGTCGTATTGTTCCTCTTCGGTTTTTTTAAGAGCTTTCCAATAGTTTTTTACAACAGTAATTAACGGAATATTGTTAGACCGTGAAGTTAATGGAAGTGTTGTGTTAAACCCTGTATCTCCGTTTACACCTCTATCTGTTGTTATTTGTTTTAATTTTTCAAGAGCCTCAATACCTTCGTCGGTAGACCTTAGCTCCTCGCCCCAAGTTTCTATTATTTCAGAGGGGGTCATATAATCTATTAAGCCAATATACCTTATATCTTTATGGTGTTGAGTATCTACGCTATTGTCCCATATTATTCTGTCTGGCATATATATATGCCAATAAACTTTGCCATTTTTTTTCCTTATTTCTGTGGCTATTATCCCTGCTATAGTAGCATATTTTAATGCTTTGTCGCAATACGTGATATAGTCATTACGGTCTAAAATATCTTTTTTTATTATATCAGCATATATTTCTAGCGGTGTTTTGTAATCATTCTCTATAAACGATTCAATATCATCAATAGAATCAAAATCTTCTTCTATATCCCCTAAAGGGCTAAAAACCACCCCCAACTCTTCAAGAGCTTTAAATCTTTCGTTATTCTGCTGTTTTAATCGTGTTAATCCAAGTTTATTTGTTTTTTCATTTTGCGCTGAGGGGCTAACGGAATACACATACATATCGTAATACTTCATTGATTTTTGTATGTCTCCAACAAAATCATTTACCAACTGTTGTATGCGGGGAACCCTTTGCCAAACTACTCCAATATCTAATGCCTCCCCTGAATTATCTTGTGTAATGAATCCAAACTGCTTATTGTCTTGCTTATTAGCAAAATAAGAAAAGTTCCTCCTTATGGCTTCTATGGGGGAAAAAGAAGCTACATTACCGCCCGTCTCTTCATTAATTAAATTATTGGAATCAATACTTGTCTGAGTGTTATATCTTGATAAGATAAACTTAGCATACTCGGTGTACCATTTACCGTTGTCTGCATTTTTTTCTTCCTCAGTTTTTACCGCTAAAAAATTAGTCTCCATTTTTCAAATTTAGCGTTTTAAATCTTTATTTTTGAAAACAATGGCAAAACATATAATAGCAGCTTCGGCATTTGCATCTACTTACGAAGATTATGAAGAAACAAGAAAAATAATAGAGTACGCATCTGTGAATTTAGCATATCTCGCCTTAAAGTTTAGAGAAAAAGGAGGAACATTACAGCAGTTTACAGAGGTATTGTCAAAACACGGTCAATGCGCTCGATTAAGAAAAAATCATATAGACCAAATAATAAACTATCGTAATCCAGCATTAAAGGTAAAAAGACAGCGTTTTGATATTCTTATATGGTGCGCTGCCGCAGCCTACGCTAAAGTCTCTCTAATCTCATTTATGTCGCAAAACATTGAGTCTATTGATAGAATGAGAGGCATAGAAAGATAATTATATAGTGTCTAACAATAATGTAAATCCCTGTGCTGAGGTTGGCGTAAAAGCACTTCCAGCCGTAAAATATGGATATAGCTTAGTTTCGTTACCTTTTCTTAAAAAAGAATTATAACTCGTAACATCTCCCGTTAAAACATTTGACGCTCCAAAAGGATAAGCAGAAGTAAATACTATCACGGCAACCAGCCTATCACTTATATTAGCAAATGTTTCTGTTGGGGCTAAATTATCAGCAACCCTTGTAACGTCTTCTGAAAAAAGAAAACAATTTATTTCCATTCCAGAGACAATATCGTCTGATATAAGCTGCCCTCCTTGTATAAGCCCTGTAACGCCATAAGAAGCTGACGGGACAGAAATATAAGAGTTAGGGGCTGTTATGCTCCCTACGGTGTCTCCTAGGGTGTAAGCAGTAGTATCAGCAGGTCTTGTAAAAGAAAACTTTGGCTTAGAAGAACCACTATAATTAGTTCCCATTAGCCATTTAGCAGTTTCAGCAGCCTGTATTTCTTGTAGTGTTTTTGGAGTAGTAGTCATTTCCTTTCAAAGATATAATTAATTTAACGAATTAGTAAACTCTATTGTGGTATTACTTATTGCTTTCCCTGTCCCTGCTGTATTAGGGATATATTTTTCTAGGTCAGGTAGATTAGAAATAAAGCATACCTCTACTACTATAACAATAGCTTCTCCTTTGTCTATACGGTCTGTTATGTATAGTTTTTTTCTTGCTGTTTGGTCTACTGTTTTTACGCCTCTGTTTTTAGTGCCTAATTCCTCGCTTATCGCTTTCGATAGCATAGTAGCTAATTTATGCTCTTGAACGGTATAGTCTTTTCTTATTACGCACTCTGTGCCGTTTGCAGAAGGGACATCTGCATTAAAATGTATATCTAAAACAATATCCTTATCTTTTGTTCTGCCTAATAAAAGGTCAAATCTTCTTGTGCTATCGCCAGTTGTTTCATCGTCCTTATCTTCTACTATATAAAACTTGTCAGGGTAACACCTAAGGTTGTCAGCTACAATGTTTCTTAATTCTACTGTAAGGTCGCCTTCTATATAACCGTTGCCAACTGCCCCCCTATCCTTGCCTACTGTATTTGAGTGCCCAGCAGAAAGGAATATGTTAGTTTGTTTCATTTAGATTTTCTTCTTCTTTGATTTTTTTTAATCCTTATATAAAAATCCCACATCTTGTTTAGTAGTGTAAATACACTTATAAGCCCCGCAATACTGTAAAAAGCAAACCTTATAATAGGCTCGTATTCAGCTAAGAACCCAGCGAAAACCGAAAGGATTACTGCTAGTATAGGGTTGCTATTAAACACTTCAAAAAATGAGTTATTTATTACGCTGTCTTTCATACCATGTTATTATTTTATCTATGGCTGTTAACGCTTGAGATAAAGCAAAAGCGGTAAAAGCTATTATTTGAGTAACAGTTAAGGCTTCTCCATACCTATTAATGATTTCAAGTAAAATGCCCATCTTTTAGGGGTCAACAATGCAAATATAATATATATAAATAAAGCCCCTGACATATAAGTAAACCAGTTGCCTTTTTCATTTACCCCAAAAACATCTGCAACAGCATTAATTCCAAAGTAAATACACAATAATAGTAATAATTTCCTTTCTCTATTATTTGGCTTCCTTAAAAAAGGCAATATAAATCCCAAAAATAAAGGAATAGACTTAGCGTTATCATAAATATACCAATAATTTACATCACTTATTTTACCAAAAGGTTCGTATGTAATGCTCCACCCTATAAGAGTAGAAAGGATTGACCCTATTATAATAACGTAGTGCATTATGCTGATGGTGGTGTTCCGCCCCTTTTAATTGGTTTACGAGGGAAACTAGCCGCTTTAAATTGCGCAGTTGTCTGCCCTATATAATTAGAAGTATTACTATTCCAATACACCCATATACCAGTTGATGAACTAGCATCATTTTCTATTAATTGAACTTCATCCGTGTAAGGGTCAGTAGATTCTTCTCTCCATGAAAAAACTTCTACCTCTGTCCCATCTGTTAAAAACCCTGTGGTTCTAGTTGTTTCTTCGTATGCCATTGTTGATTCTGTTTGATTACTTGATTTATTTAGTTTTAATATTAAAAGTGCTTCATCACTCATTCCTAAAAGGAATAAAACGCCCGCAGCTATTAAGCCAAATATCCCCCCGTATTCCGATAAGTCTAATTTTACCTCAGAAAATATAGAAAGAATAAATATTAATATACCCGTTCCTAATAGGATATATCCTATTAGATTAGTCTTAGGGCTGTTTTTTGTATTATTTTTCACTCACCAAAGATAATAAAAATCCCTTTACAGAAATATTTGTAAAGGGATATTAAAGATTAACGTCGTGATACTATTTGAAAACTATTGCTTTAAAAAGCATTGGCGAAGGATTGACTGCGGATGTACTATAGTTGTTAAACCTAATCGTAACAAAGTTAGCGGGACTAACAAATGCTGTGAATGTAACATCATTATTCGTGGGGTTATATCCTATGGTTACTGGGTCTCCTATTGCTGCCCCTACAACTGAAATTGTTAAATCTGCGCTTTGCTGCGCAGGGGTAGTGGCAAAATCGAGTGTTGCGCTCCCTGTTAACTGAGAAGGAGGTATTGCTCTTTTTACTACCCTGTTGTTAGAATCAATGTACAATGCTGTGTCGTTTGAAGAGGTGCTTGTAGGGACATTTTCTATACTTAACTCTCCCTGACTATTTAAAGTCATTTGCGCTGTATTAGAAGTCCCTGTAGGGTCGTTTACACTCCACCCAAACCCGTCAAATGAAGTATATTGCATCCCAAATAAATCGTTACGCATTATTCTTCCTATAAAAGTTCCCGCCCCATTCTGAAAGAAAAAACCCCTCATGTTTTGAAAGTTGTTCCATCTTGCGGAGCCATCAGAGCTAAAGTCGAAATCATATATTGGCGTGTCTGTCCCTATTCCTAGCTTGCCTTTTATTATTAAAGTAGTATCTAACATGTATTTGTCTACTCCTATTTTTTTAGTATGAAACTCATTGCTATCTACTTCAAAGAATACTTTTGTTCCGTTATTAGGGTCGCTTACGTGGTAATCTAATACGCTAGTACCACCAACAAATCTAACATCGCCTTCAAGTGTCCCTATTTCCATATCTGCATACCTGTGGTCTGCAACGTCATTCCCTGTAAATCCTCCTACTCCTGTACTCCAATATATTCTTACCCTTCCGTTTGGCAATTCTACTACACTTGCCCCGTCAGGTAAGTTCCATTGTCTCTCCGCCCTCTCTTTGTCTACTATATACTCATGCCAAGTATAGCCGTTATCCCATGATACCTGTACATTAGTGTAATACGTAAATCCATTTTGTAGAATAAGGTTGTCATAAAAGAAAGTGTCATTCATTTCTTTTAATGGTTCTCCTTGACTGTTTTGTGCAATATGCCTTGAGGGGGCAACCACTAGAACTCCAGAGTTAGTAGCTATAGACATTGGATGGTTTCCTCCTCGAAATGCTTTTACGGGAGGTAGCCAAGATTGACCGCTATCTATACTTCTACTTACCCAAGTATAGTTTCCTATATCGCTTCTACTAAAAACCAATAAATCGCCATTAGCTGCCAAAGTTATACTTGGCTCTTCGGGTCGAAACCTGTTTATTACAGGTAATACGCTATCTACAATATTCCAAGATAAGCCTCTATTTGGGCTGCTTAATATGTATGTAGTATAGTTTGTTGCTGTTAAAGGCTGGTATGCAGCCATCCACCATTTTCCATAAGCAGAAATTATAGGGGACATATCCCATAACCTAGTAAACCCTAGAGAAGCCTTATCGAAATATACTTTTTTAAGAAGCCCCATGTTTCTGTTTAAATACAATAGTGTGTCCTGAGCATACGTAACTGGATTATGCTGTAAGCCTATAATGGTGTCTCCCGTGCCGTCTATATCGCTATAAGCTAAAGACCTATTTAAAATTGGTATATCAACACCTCCTTCAGTTACTTTTGTTTCATAGTAGCTTCGTGTGGTATCAGCCCCTATAATTACTTTAGTTTGCGGCATAAATCCATTACCTATATCTCCATGATGTTTCCTAACCCATACAATATGATTCAGGGTGTCATCAATCATCATTACGTTGCTCCAAAAGAAATAATTATTTCCTTTTAAAGAATCTAAGTCGTATTTGTTTTGGTAATAATCATACTGCATCCACAACTTGTTTTTTGAATCTTCTCTCTCTAATATCTGTCGAGTAGAATAATCTATCGTTTGTGAAAATCCATTTAGTACTGTAAACAGAAATCCTATTAGTAGTATTTTTCTCATAGTTAATAAATTATCCAATTAGCTCCATCATAAAATAAAGGGCGATTAATTGTAGTGTCAAATACCGCAGTTCCAATAGTTACACTAATTAACGCTAGGCGTTGCGCGGATGTGAGTTGAGGCAACCCTATCCCATTAGACTTAAACAAAATAATATCGTTGTCAGAGGTAATCTGAGAGGTCTCATTTAAAATTACAACTTTTGCCCCTAAAGTATCGGATATTTTTACACGTTTAGTAAGGGTAACTGTGGAGGTGAAATCTGTTTTTGCTCCTTCAATCACCTCTACATACAGGGTGTCTGTAAGTGTTTGTGAGTTTGCGCTATAACTTATTCCTAGAAATAGTAGCAGATAAAATATTTTTTTCATTCCCAAATATAAGTACAAAGTTTATACTTATTCAAAGGTCAAAAGCTATTTTCTAATATATTAGCTTCTCTAGTTTTATATAAACATTTAAGGAAGCACTATTCCAATTCAAAGATGTTATATACAATGTTTGTGATGCTGCTAAATTAAAAACTCTTTTTAAAATTAAAGAATCCAAGAGTGCCCCCAAAGAAGATATAGCCACTATTAATCCACTCACCACATCAGAGCCTCCATCTGTCGTTCCTATATTTATTGTTACTAGGTTAGCAGTAGTGTTCTGTATAATAATTTGATTTATTACATACCCCGCAGGAACAGAGACCGAACGATTTTCCGTAGTGTTTTCCGAACTTTCTGTCGGAGACATATTATCTTGCAACTCTTCAAGGGTTGCTCTAACCTTTAATTTATCGGTTGTATTTCCGAGAAACTTAAAATCACTTTCTATTGCCATTATATTCCTATTTTACCTTGTACCCAAATTTTTAATTGTCCTGTAACGTCGTTAGTAGGGGTAGACCCGCTTATCGCTCCTAAAACCCTAATAATATCAGTAGATTTAGTTTTTATTACTGTTTGCTCTATAATAGAATTTAAAGAGGTTGCTGCGGTTGCAGGAATAATAGTCGTAGTAGCCCCTGTCATGCCCACCTCAACGTTTCCTGACCCCGCTAAATTACCCTCGCTAAATGAAGATGTTACAAACCAGTTATCTGGGACACTTTGCTCTACTGTTAGTGAATCACCTCCCTCGCCACTTCCCGCGCTACCATCTAAAGTTAAATCTACATTAAAGTTAAATACATCATTAGCCCACTCAGTTTTATTTATAAATATATTTTCGGCTACTGAAACTGGAACAGTCCAGCTATAATCAGATAAATTACTGTTTTGTATAGTAATTGTTTTTGACCCATAGTTTTGTGTAGCGGTAATATCAAAATTTCTTAGATGGCTATCTACTATAGAAACGCCACCGATTGTACAGCCACTAAAATCCATTACCGAATCGGTTATTACCCCTGTGAGGTTGAAGTTTCCTGATAATGTAGCCCCTGATAAGTCTATATTTATATTTTCTGTAAGATAATTATCTACTTTGATTTCACTTGTTGTAGTTATTCCAGTCGCATCAATAGTAATATTGTCTTCTGCTTGTATTAATAACGTCCCGTTAAAAACGGTATCTGTCATTGTAAAACTACCGTTTGTTTTAGCAACGTATTTACTATTCTGCGCTAGAGTTATGGTGCTTCCGCTTAAATCTAGGTTAACGTCTCCCATTTCCCTACCAAAAGAAAAGTCTTTCCCTCCAATTATTGTATTAGAGAAATCATAATTACTATCATTATAAAAAATACACCTGCTAAGGTTAAAATAGTCCGTTGCCCCTGTAAATGTATGTATACTTCCACTTAGGTTTATTGTTCCCCCTATATATTCTGCTTTCTCAAATACTGCTTTTCTTAAAGCGCATCCGTCTGTTACCGTCCATGTTAAACTTGAATGAAAGTTGCTATCATTAAAATATGAATCTACATAGTAAACATCTTTAAATGTTTGCCCATTAAAATTACTATTTTCAAATGTGTCTCTACTACTCCCATAAGCACTATTTTTATCTCCAAAAGGGAAATAATAAATAGGGTTATGCCCTAAGTCTGATATATTTCTGTCTGTAGTAGTTATGTTTACGTTGGAAAAATTATAATACGCTGAATATATTTGGTTTTTTAAGAAATCATAGTTTATATCAATGTAGAGTATTTCATCCTCTTGACCGTTTGTAACATCTTGAGTGTCTTGTAATGTTAAATTAGTTCCTGTTGCCGCAACCGTATCTCCATTTGACGCAGAACCTGTGTTCTTATTTATCAATATAACTCTTCTTTGAATAGCAAAAGCAGTATATGTAGCACTAGCGTTAGCGTTTATATCTGCGGCAATAGCTATCGCTAAGGCATCATAATCTGTTGCAAAAGCTACGGGTGCTGAAAGCTGGTTTACACTATCTATACTAACTACTGTAACGGTATCGCCACCCGTCATAGTTCCTCCTAAGTCAATCCAAGCAAAGCCTTTAAAGTCTGAGGTTATCTTCCATATAGCGTCATTAGAGAATATATTACCATTAATTGCTGTTAAGAAAACGCTTCCTTTCCCTCCGTTTGCTTGCGTTGCGTCTGTTATCTCATAAATCTCTCCTGCGCTTAGGGTATTACTACTAACTTTAGTCGCTGCCTCTGAATAGGTTACTTGGTTTACAGGTATAACAGTAGAAGAATTAATGTATTCCGCTATTTTTGCTATCTCAACCTTGTAGGCTAACTCTTTACCTCCTGATTGAGTAACGAAAGATAATCCTGATACTATACTTGAAGGAGCTTCGGTAAGTCCCTTTAAAAATTCTGTTTGTATTGGTTTTGTTGGCATAATCCTAGACGTTACGTGATAATAATGTTTGATATTGTTGAACGATATTATAAAACAGCAAGGCTTCTGCATCATTTAATTTTTCACCGATACTCGCAAAAGCTAAGTTAGAAGAAGTAAAAAAATCTGCCGTTCCATTGTTATTTCGTGCCAAAATGTATGTTGGGAATAGAGAAGGCGTATTAGTACCCTGCGCATCGGTTAATATTACAGAGCCATTTTTGTATGACTTTGCATCCGTCAATCCGTTTCTTGAAGAAAGAAAAAAACCTGTAGAATTTGCGTTTGCCGTATTGCCGCCCGCAAAGCTATTGCTTCGAGACTCATATTCGATGCCGTTATACGGTATAATGATAAAAGAAACATTAGCTGCACCCAAAGTACCTATTGTTACCCCTGTAGTAATATTATTTCGATGGTATATGCTCATGTGTAAATCGTTTTGGTTTGCAGGGTCTATTATATAACCTGTATCGCCATAACCATCAACTCCGTTTCCTGTTATTCCGTTTGCATTATGTGTTACTGTCCCGCTCCAAGTTATTTGATTTTGAGAAGTATCTTTTAAATTATAACTATGGGCAGACGCATTGCCGCCTACAAAGGGAGAAATCACATCCATTTTGCTCCACAAACTCTCAGACTTTAACTCTGTTGCTAAATAATTTACAGCCTCTTTTTGTGTTGGGTCTGTTATACCCGTCACAGTAAAAAAGTTAGCTGCATCAGGGTCAAGTCTGCGCCTTTTTTTTTGTAACCCAAATCGAAATCCAATACTCATAATTAAATCCTGTTAAAAGCATATCCGCTCCAATATGGACTGTTCATTCTTATCTTACTATTAGCAAACCTCCATTGGTTTTTAGTCTCGTCGGCTCTTACCTGCTGGTCTTGCCCATTAACATTAAGGTATTCTAAACTTGCTTTTCTATTATATGTCCTTGCTAATTGTAAAGAAAGATTAGGGTTGTTATTCATATAATTAGGGAAGCTCGTCAGAAATCTACTGCATAACTCGTTTCCTAGAAAACTTTGGTAATTCTCTGGTATAAGAACAAACCCTTCATCGTCAATAGCAAATCCTTCGTACCAAACTTTAGCGTATAGTTCGTCAGTTTCGTTATGAAACTTCCAGTACCCATCTTGATAAACAACGTAATCGTCTAATAAACAACCCCCATATACAGGAACTGTTGTCTTAGCTAAATCATATAGCATAAAAAAAGCTCCTGAAAGGTCTATTAGTGATAGAGAAGAGTCTGTGCCTTCATTTCTACACAGTTGAACTCCCCACAATCGTTTTGCCCCAGCAACTTTAAAAGAGCTATCACACACCTCTACTACTCTTTCATAGCTATTATATACCGCAGGAGAATAAATATTTTGTAGTATTAACTCTAATTCTAAGTTTAAAAACCCATCATAGTTTTCCGTAGATAATCTAAGCCTTTGCTTTACTATCGCTAATACTTGTGAAGAAGGTATATGTTTTACTTGCACTCTTCAAATTTAGTATTTTTATAGGAATATATCTTATTAATAATAGAAAGAGGGGATAGTAACTGGTCGAGTAGGGGAATTGCAATTACAGCTTTCACCGTATTGCTTTGCTTTTTGCATTAATATACCAACTTGGTCTATGGTTAAACAATTTATAGACGTATCTGCATAGTAAAAGGGGTTATACCTTTCTAAAGAGATTAACACTACCCGCATATCGCTTAGTTTAATCTGTCTTTTAGTTACGTCCTTACCGTTTTTTAAATCAGTATTCATATTTCCCACCTCTGTGCCAATAGCACATTTTAGGTTTAAAATACTTCTTAAAAGGTCGGTTGTTGTAAAAGGGTATTTAGCAGCCACAATCGCAATTACATAATTTGGTTAATCTATCTATAGTATCTTGGGCTATATCGTATAAGCCGCAATCAAAAGCATCCCTAGCGTATTGTAATGTATTCTCATATTCAGCATACTTATCAAAGTTTTTACACCCTGCATCTGCCGCCCTCGCCACTTCTTTTGATATACAACATTCTATTAATGCTGTGTGAAGATAATATGTGGTGGTGGTATAGTCTACGCTGTCTATAGTAGTGGCTATATCAAACTTCCAAACACCATCTACAAAATCTGTTTGCGTAGCTAGTCTCGTAACAGCATCTTCCCCGCTACCCCCATCAGCACCACTACCTGCGCTACCGTCTAAAGAAAATGTTGTACTCGTTAATACTGTTGTTTGCCAATAGCCATTAGCAGCTAAATTGCCTATAACATTTTGTACCGTAGCATTTTGCCCAGTAGTTAAACCGTGTGCTGTGTCAGTTGTTATAACAATAGGGGTTGCGTTAGATGCGCCTGTTATTTCTGTCCCTATAACGCTCCCTCCAAATAAATCAGGGGTAACATATAAAACAGTATTAAGCCTAAATAACCTATATGGAAATGGCAAAACATCAACGACTAAAGCTGTAGTTGAATTAGGTTTTAGCACGCTCAAAGATACTGCTGTTACATCTGCCCTATCAGGGTTAGGTGTTCCAAAACCTGTAGGGTTAGTAGTAGCATCATATTCCCCAGTAATATCATTAAAGAGTATTAAGTTGGGGTTGGTTGTTGGTGTAGCAGAATTTTTAGGTACTAAAGCCATAGTACAAATGTACTAAACTATTTATTTTCTTCCTCTTTTTCTTTATACTCAAATATTTTACTGTCTTCAAGGTAAATAACACGTCCCTTTTCATTATAAAGAGGTAACGCCTTTTCTCCCTTTTCTTTTTTTTCAAACTTGACTTTTGGCACAATGCTTTTTATCATATCGACTATCAAAAGATAGTTTTCACTTATTACCATTATGTTTTGGTTTTGAGCGAATATAACTTTTTGAAGCTCTTTCATGTCTTCTCTAAGCTGTTTTACTGTTTCGCTTTTTGTCTGTGGTCTAGGTAGTTTTGGTTTGCTCATCTATTTTTTTTGTAATAATTTCAAATTCGTTAGGGGATTCGCTTTGCAAATAATATGGTTTCTCGCTATAAGATTTGCTTATCTCAAAAAAAGAAGGCTTAAAATGTATTTGAACAAACTCACCCTTCTTTTCTGAAATGTATTTTATTTCACTTATCGGAATATAATAAGTCATAAGCTCAGGCTTTTCTTTCTGAGTATCAAAGCCAATTTTTTTAGCTACTATAGTGTGGTTCATTTTTTATCATTGCTTTTACTTTTTCTAATCGTTCCTTGTAAATCAATCGCCACTTCTCAGTTCCACCGTTTACTATAGCTTCATGCCCCTTTATAAAGCCTTCTATATCTGTTATAGTCTCGCAGGGGGATATTTTAAGGTTATCCATTATTGTTTTATAAATAAGCCCGTAATGGAGATAAGCCCAAACAAAATAGCTATAACAGCAATAGTATAAGCAAACCACAGTTGACTGCTTAATATGTCGATACGTTTGTGGAGTGATTCTATACGTTTTGTGAAATGTTCAAAGTCGCTCATTTTCTCATAAGTTATTCTGTTTTGCACCCTACCCTGTAATCGAAACAGGGCATTGCACCATGTAGGGTTTAATCGTGTGAGCCTCCTCTTGGGCTGTTAGCCTCAGATACTTCTTCCTCAGTCTTTTTCCTTACACCAGTCCTTACAAAATCATAAAACTCTTTAGCGGTTTTAATTGTCTCTTTCTCGTCGTTGCCTAAACTACTTCCTGCGGCTAACTGTAAGCATTGCATTCTTAATTCTTTGTCTGTCATATTATTATTTATTAGTGATTAATTGTAATAGCATTTTGTTTTTTGCAACATTGTTGCGTTTAGGTGTTTACTTACAATCAAATGTTGTTCTCTCGTCGCTTATTGTTACCCTAAAACCAAGTTCCCTGCATAAGCTAAGAACTTCTTTAAAACTCATTGAGTCTTCGCCCTTTTCAAAAAGGCTTATTCTTTGGCGTGGAACCTTTATCGTTTCGGCTATATCTTGTAAACGCAAATGTTTATCTTTTCTCTTCTCTTTAAATACCTCCATGTTATGTTTTCTCGATGGCTTTTAATAATACGTAGCAAAGTAAAACATTTTATTTGGGTATTACAAGTGTTTTGTTTACATTTGTAACATGGAATTGATAAAAATATCTACCCAAAATGGAAATGCTGCAATAAGCGCAAAAGACCTGCATTTGTTTTTAGGAAGCAAAAAAGACTTCTCAGCATGGATTAAAAACCGTATAGACAAATATGGCTTAGTTGAAAACCAAGACTATACAGTTTTCACCCAATCGGGGGTAAACCCATTAGGCGGCAGGCCTTCAATCGATTATGTACTGACAATAGATGCTGCTAAAGAACTGGCTATGGTAGAAGGTAACGCCAAAGGCAAGCAAGCCCGCCAATACTTTATTGATTGTGAAAAAAGG